GGTGGCCCGGATGTTGTTGCCCTCACTCACGTACAGCCGCCCCTGCGCCACAGCCAGGAACAGGTTGGAGCCGGCGAACGTGGAGTTGCGGGTGGTGTCGGACAGCAGGGACAGGGCGTACTTGGTCCACGGGTTCACCCCCTTGGACTGATGGAACCGGAACGGGGAGCTGTCGGGCTTGTCGTGCCACTCCTGCCCCGCGCCCAGGTGCCAGGACTCGGTGGTCCGCCGCCACACCCCGGCCGGGTTCAGGGAGGACTCGTCGGGGCGGTTGGAGGTGTCGGCCTGCTGCCGGATCATCTCCACCGTCTGCCGGGACCACTGCTGCCTGCGGTCCACCGCGTACCCGTGACCGCCCAGGGAAATATCCCACCAGTCCTCGGAGGAGGTGGCGGACCCGGTGAAGTACGGGGTGGCGAGAACCGTCCCGAAACTCATCGGGTGACCGGATACCTCTGGGTCAGCACCGCGGCCTCTTCACCCACGCGCTGCGCCCACAGCTGCTGCAACGGACGCAGGGATGCGGACAGCGCACCGGGCGGCACCTCGGAGGCGTCCCGGGAGTCCCCTTGCCCGGCCTGGAGATTCCTCGAGGCTTCCTTGCCGGACATGAGTCTGATCGCGGCACCCAGCGGCACGATGTCGGCCTGGTCGTCGGTGATGCCGGAGCTGGTGGTGTCGTCCGCAGGGTTCGAGAGCCGGTCGAACCGGGTGGCGTACAGCACTTGGATGTCCCGGCCCGACTCGCCCTCCAGCACCCTGATCGCAAGCCCGGTCGGGAAGTCTGACGAAGGGGCGGTCTCCAGCAGGTCGTACTGGCCGGTCATGACTCTGGGCCAGGCCAGCGACGGCCCGTTGACCTGCCTTCTGACCTCCAGGACTCTGAGGATGGAGGAGGCGTCCAGCGGGTAGCCCTGGATCTGCGGCTGGTAGGTGAAGGTCTGCGACTTGACCTGGTACAGACCATTCCGTGGGCTTGACAGCGAGGCCAGGTGGGCGTTGATCGCCCGGAAGATTTTGTAGTCCGTAAAGCGCGGGTTCACCAAGGCCATCGTCCCCGCGGGTACGTCCACGTCGGTCGATCCCTGCTGCCCACCGACGACGGTGGCCTGCTTCGAGAGGGCATTGACGGCCCACACCCGCAGCACGTTCTGCCCCACCGTCAGCCACGCGCCGGGGGACACGTTCTGCAAAGCAAATCTGAGGGTGAGGGTGCCGGAGCCGGCCGTGTAGTCGGCGTCCAGGATGTTCGCCTCGTCAGCCCGGCCCGCGTCGAGATACGTCCGGGCCTCCTCGACCCAACTGAGGCCGGTCACTTCCCCGCCACCTTGAGCCCTTGCGGGGCCTCCCGGGCCAGGGTCATGGCCTCGTCGACGTGGGCCCTGCCCTCGGTGTCCAGGGACGCCCACAGCTTGGGGTGGTCCACGGCGAGGGGGTGGTCTGCCTTGGCCTCGAGGGCGGCGGAGCCGAGCAGGTGCTCCGGCTGCCGCCCGTCCAAGCGCAATCGTTTGTACGCATCCAAGTCACGTCGCAGGCTGCGTTCGGAGGCGTCGATGGCCTTCACCCCGGCCGAGATGCCGACGCCCACCGTGGAGATGCGGCACGCCCAGCACGACTCGACGAACTCGGGGTGCTTCCTGCGCTGGTGAAGGGTCCGCATGGCGACCCAAGCGTCTCACGTACAGCGGGACACTAGACTGAGCGACAGACCCCCGCACCTGCGGATACAGGCCGGGGGGATGGCCGACATGGAGGTGTCGACGTGGACAAGAGTACGACGGCGGTCGATCGGTTCCTGGCGAAGATCCGGTACGACCCCGCCACGGGGTGCGTGCTGTGGACCGCGGGGCTGGACGGCGACGGCTACGGCTCGTTCAAGGTCACGGGACGGCAGGCGCGCCGGGCCCATATCTTCGCCTACGAGACGTGGGTTGGCCCAGTCCCGCCGGGTCGCCAACTTGATCATCGCTGCCACAACGAGGCCGCTGCGCGCGGCGAGTGTGCGGGGGGCCCGAACTGCGCGCATCGTCGCTGCGTCAACCCCGCACACCTGGAGGCGGTGACGCCACGGGAGAACAGTCACCGGTCCCCTTTCACAGTGCAGAGCATCCACGCAGCCAAGACGCACTGCCCGTACGGCCACCCCTACGACGAGGCGAACACCTACGTCTCGCCTGCGGGAGGCCGCAGTTGCCGAACCTGCAACCGGGCGAAGATGGAGCGCTGGCAGGCCGAACATCACGGGATGGCGCGCGCGGCAGCGTCAACCCCTAAACCCTGAGTGCCACTCAACTGATTCAGAACCCCCTGGAGGGCCTTCCATGAACCGACTGGATTGCCAGCTTTTAGATTGAGGGCACCTACGAGATCGTGGCCCGACACGCCGGCCCAGATATTGGCCGCGCCGCAGGCGTCCAGACCGACCGTGCCGGCCACCCGGTTCACCGAAAAGACGAGCGCTTCCTGGGCCATCAGACCTCAGCCTCTCAAATGTCGATGAGGGTGTAGCCGGCCGCGGTCAGCAGCACGGCCTGCACGTCGGTGACCGGCGTGTCGTGGCCGCCCTGGAAGAACGCGTCGCAGCCGCGGATGTCGTCCACCGACACCTGCTGCTTCTCGACGACAACCCCTGACGTGATGAGCACGTTGGTGGCCTGCCCGTCGTGGTGGAAGTGCCGGTACAGGGCCTTCTCCGGGTCCTTGGCGTCGGCTGTGTGCCGGGCCCCTTCGGGCTGCCGGACGGGGGGTCGGAAGATCAGCGCCATGACGCCTCCCAGACAGGTTCCGGTCCCGGCCCCCCACGTCGCGGAGGAGGGCCGGGTGTCCGGAATGTGGCTATACGTTCACTCCGATGCTCGAGCTGGACTCCAGCCGGCGGATCGCCGCCTGCCTATAGATTGCATACCCGCCGAACCAGTACCAGCCCGCGGGGCCTTCGCGCCACAGGTTATCTACGACGTTGCCCCTGACCATGATGGGCGAGGAACCCATGGACTGGCCGTCCATGTGGGTGCCGGTCGAAAAGCCCTTTGCGAGTGCTTCTGCCCCGATAAAGTACGAGTCATAGACATCCACGGTGGCGACCCCGGAGTCCGGGCGCAAGGTCGTCCGGGGGGTGTCGATGAAGTCGAAGCCCTCGTACCGGCCGATGGTGCCGTCCAGGATGTTCTGCGGCACGGACTGGTTGTGCACCATCCGCCAGCCGATGTCCCCGGTCTCCGCCTTCAGGTCGTAGGCCACGTCGGGGTGGATGTAGGCCCGGTAGGAGCCGTTGATCCGCTGCACGTTCGCCCCGCGAAGACGGGCGTAGGCGAGGCGCACGTCCTGCGAGTCGATCACGTGACCCGCGGCGACCGTGAGTCTCGTTGTCGCGGCACCGCCGTACGCCACGTTCGACCCGGCGGCCAGCACACCGAGGGCGACCGTGTCGATGCTGATGCCGGCGTTGAACCCCAACAGGTTGGCCAGGGGTGGGATGAGCGGCAGGTAGGAGGTGGCCAGCCACTTGGAGGTGTACTGCACCACGTTGCCGTACTCGACCAGGGTCAGCGGGATGTTGGAGTCCGCCAGGGCCACCGGGGTCCACTCGGTGCCCTCCGTGAGAGGCGTGGCCTGGGCGGCCATCTCGGTCAGGAACGGGAACTGCACCGACGACCCGTTGTGGGTGGTCGGTGTGGACTTGACGCTGGCGATGTCGTCGAAGTACAGCTCGGGCCGCAGCGCGAAGCCCATGTGCAGGTTGTAGGCGACGGTGTCGAAGCCGGTTGAAGCAGTTGTGGTGTCAACCATGACGGGGCCCCTTCAGAGCCTCAGAGGGATGTGTGGTTGACCACGTCTCAGTCGTTGACGACCTGCCCGCCCTTGGCCTGGTAGATGGCCTCGAGCTGTTGCGGCGTTGTGGCGGCGCGCATCTCCGCGTCGAAGTCCCGACCTCCCGGTGTTCCCGCGCCAGCGTTGGCGGCGGCCATCCGGGCGTGCGCATCCTTCTCTGCTGAGGGGACGACATCCGTTTCGGGCGCTTTGACGAGGTTCAGCTTGGCCGCCTCGGCCTTGATGGCATCCGTCGTCAGCTCCCCCTGGTAGCCCCCGATGAAGTACGGGGACATGGGGTTGTCCAACGGGATGCCGGCCTGGGCGAACGCGAGCTGACGCTCCGCCTTCTCGGCCCTGGTCTCCGCATCCTGCGCCTTCTTCTCCGCCTTGGAAGCACGGTTCTCGAGGGTGCGCCGGAAGTTGGGGGCCGGGTCGTCCTGCGGCTCGTCGTCGACCGCGAACGGGTCGACCTCACGGCCTTGGTCGTCGTAGAAAACTTGGTTCTGGGACATGGCTTCGCTCCGGGGTTCCGTGTGCACGCCGACGTGGAGGACGCCTGCGGCGGGGCCGACAATGGGTGCGGCTCGGACTTCCCTGGCCTAGGGGTCCGCCTCGCTGCGGGAAGGGGCCGGGCCCTGTGGGCTCACCGACCGCGCTGTCTCGCACGCCGAGTGTCGCACAAAGCCGTCCAACGTCTAGCGCGACACGGTCAAGACATACCTCTTGCCCACTCCCCAATGCCCTCCGATACCAGAACCGCTGTCGGCGCAGCACTTCGGGATCGTCGGCGCTTGGGCCGACGACCTCTCCGTATGACGCTGGGACTGATCAATCCCGCGCGAGCCGCGGGTTCGGCTCAGGCTCAACCCGGCCGCTCTGTTTGCCCGGGGCGACCGGGCTCGGACGGGCGGCTTTGAGGTCCGAGAATCGAACGGCAAAGCGGTCGTGCACTCAGCCCATCCCTGGCGTAACCGAGCACCCCAAACCTAGTCCTGACCCGTCCGGGTGTACAGCGTTCAGCGCGATCCCGGTGGCCGGGTGCACGCCGCTATGGTGGAGGCGCGGGTCGGCTTCTGAACGGGCGGCCGTCCGCTTGCCACCATCCCTGGCAAAGACGGACCCCGCCATGACGGACCGCGGCTGGAACCGCGAGCCGGGAGGCGGGGTTTGTCGCGTCCAGTCTGAGAGCATGAACGCTAGACACCCCCAGCCGAGGAGACACCCGTGGCGACCACCAAGAGCAAGGCAGCCGACAGCAAGCCGAAGAAGGACGGCGACAAGGAGCCGACCGCGGAGGAGCGGGACGGGGTCGAGACCCGCACCCTGACCGGCGGGAAGACCGAGACGGTGGCGGTCAACGACGACCCGAACCTGTCGATCGACACCTCCCCGGAGCGGAAGCAGGCGTCGGTCACCAAGACCGGCTCCAAGACCGAGGCCGTGCTGGAGGACTGAACGGTCACACTCCGGCCGTTCGGTGCACACCGCTCGGTGATGTGTGCCACCGTGCGGTCATGGGATGGCGTGGATACCTGTCAGCGTTCTTCGGGATCTGCTTCGGCCTGGAGGCGGCCAACATGGGCTGGACGACGGTGACCGGGCAGGCTGATGCTGCGATCCCGGCAGTGGTGACCGCCGTGGTGGCGGCGGTGCTGCTCCGCTACGCCCTGTCCTTCGAGGACTAGGCCCCGCTGGTCCCCAGGCCTGAGACGCCCCCCGAGGTGGTGGCGTAGGAGCCGCCGCCGCGGAACGCTGCGGTGCGGTTCTCCCCGGTGCGGGCGATCCGCTTCTTCGCCTCCGCGTCCGCGTCGAACCCGGCCGCCAGCAGGTCGGAGCGGGACGATGCGGTGCCGGCGACCTCGCCGACCAGGGCCTCCGAGAGCGGCTTGAGCGCCGCCAGCCCGGACAGGGTCTCGGTGGTGGCCTGGTTGGCCGCCTCCGGGGTGGCCGAGGCGTACTGGTTGGCGATCTTCGCGGCCTCCGCGGTGGACAGCTGCCCGAACCCGGTGGTCAGTGAGTTGGCTCCGGTCTGCGCGGCCACGAATTGGTTCTTGATCGTGAGCTGCGCCTTGTCCGGGTCGATCCAGAACGCCACTGTCGCGCCCAGCGCGTCCCCGTCGTAGCCCATCCGCACCAGCTCGGACCTGAGCAAAGCACCTCTGGGGTCGGTCAGGGCCACCTGCTGGTGCATGGCGAGGCGGTCGTCGAACTCCTTGGCGGACACGCCTCCCGCGATGGCCTTGGTGAAGTCGGTGTGCTGGTCGTAGAAGGTGGCCGGCAGGCCGAACGCCTTCAGCGAGGCGGTGAACGAGTCCTCCAGGTCCCGGTACTGGGACTCGGTGATGGCGTGCCCGGCCTTCGCGAGGGCGTCCATTGCCGGGTAGCGGTCGATGTAGAACTGCTGGGCCGGCAGCTCCAGCATGATCGTGTTCACGTCGCCGGTCTGCAGCCAGCGCTGCCACGCCCAGGTGCCGGCGGACGGGCCCAGCTGGTAGGGGGCCAGCGCCGCGTTCAGCAGGCCCTGCGCCGACGTGTCCCCCGACGTGTCCCGGCCGGGTGCCGCAGGGGCGGGGGCAGCCGGAGCCGCAGGTGCCGCCGCTGGTGCCGCGGCGGGTGTGGCGGGTTTGGCGTTGGTGGCGGCCTGCCGGCCGGCTGCGGCCCGCATCCCCGGCTCGTCCGGGATGTACAGGCCCTGCCCGGTCTTCCAGGCGAACGGGTTGACCGCCTTGATGTACTCGATCGGCATCTTGAACCGGGCGGCCAGCGACTCCTCCGACCAGCCCTTCGGCAGCGTCCAGACGCTCATCCCCTGGCCCCCATCAGCTGGGTGAGTTGCAGCCCGAGGCTGGCGGCCTGCGACTGCGCGCCGGCCGACTTGTCGTAGCCGAACGTGGTGTCCGTCCGCAGCGTCCGGGTGGCATCAGCCAGCGACTGCACCCCGCGGGTGCCGGTGGCCGGGTCGGTCTTGAACACCAGCCCGGACCATTTCGGGTCCAGCCAGTTGACCTCGTCCGGGTTGATCCCCAGGGTCTGCGCGGCGGTCTGCGCGTAGGGGTCCAGGTACTGCACGGTGGTGACCCCGGAGTCCAGGGCGGCGGACAGCTCGGGGAACATCGACTTGGCCTGGGTCTTCAGGTAGGAGGTGAACGAGTCGGGGGTGGCCTCCCCCCGCAGCACGTGGGTGGTCCAGGCGTCCATCGTCTTGTCGGAGATGGGCACCACGTAATCCGCGGCCAGCTTCTTGAGCTGGTCCACGGTCTGCCCGACCGCGCCGCCGTAGGTCTTGCCGGCCTTGTAGTCGAACTCGGAGGCCACCGCGTCCTGGATCTGGTCGTCGTTCCAGCCGAACCGCAGGCTGTCGGTGACCAGCGAGTCCAGCCGCTTCGGCGGGATCGCCACCCCCATCGACCGGTAGGTCTGCACCACCTGGTTGCGCCGCTCGTCCATCTGCCGTTTGGCCTCGGCCGGGTCGGCGGTGGTCAGCTGGATCCAGGAGCGCTCCTTGGAGGTGTGCTCCTTGTACCAGGTGGTGTTCATCAGCCGGCCGGTGAACTTGGCCGCGTCCCACTGCCCTTTCACGGCCATGTCCAGCAGCCGCCGCAGCTCCGGGGAGGAGTTGAAGAACGCCGCCGCGTACCCGTAGTCCGCCGCCAGCGCCTTCTTGTCCAGGTGGGTGGACACCCCGCCCCCGGCGGTGGTCGAGGAGCCGGGGGCCGCACCGGCCCCGGCCTCACTGGACCCGGCCGGGTTCCCCTTCCCCGCCTTCGCCAGCGACGGGTCGACGGGGGTCGCGTTGAACTTGGTGATCTTCTTCTCGTTGGTGGACTCCGACCAGCCCAGGTACGGCTTGCCCCAGTGACTGTTCAGCCAGTCGATGGACACCAGGTCGACCTTGCCGGGCCGGATGGCGTCGGTGGAGTACACCATGCCGTTGCCGGCGGAGATGGCGGCGTGCCCGGCCCCGCCGGACCAGTACACGGCGGCCCCCGCGGGCGGGTTCCCGTCGCCCCGGTGCTGGGTGCCCGAGGCGTTCCAGGCGGCCACGGCGGTCAAGGCTCCCCCGGCGGAGCCGAACGCGGACCGGACGAACTTCTGGCACTTGCCGACGCTCCAGTTGAACCCGGACTGCGAGGAGCGCTGCGCGTAGGCGAGGACCGACGCGGCGGTGGTCTCCCCCATGTTGACGCCCTGGTTGGTGGCGGCCGGGCGGGTGGTTCCGGGGGCCCTGGTGGTGGACGTCCTCGAGCGGGACGCCCCCGAGGTGCGGTTGGTGGCGGCCCGCGTGGTGGCGGTCCTCGAGGGCGCGCTTCGGGTGACAACCCGGCTGCCGGTGTCGGGGGCGGCCATCAGCCGAACCCTCCGCCCGCGCCCAGGGCCTTCATCGCGGCCCCGTACAGGTCGGTGGCCGCGTGGAACGTGTTGGCCTCCGTGCCGATCGTGCCCTGCCGACTGAACTCGTCCGCCACGTCGGAGGCGGACGGGTCGACGGTGTCGTCCTGCCTCGTGACGGTGGAGGTGTCGGCCCCGGTGGTGCTGGTGGTCGAGTTCTCCTGCGTGCCGGTGGTGGTGGTCGTCGTGCCGTGCTTGGTGGTGCGGGTCTGCACGTCCGGCCCGGCCTCCTTGCCGTGCAGCAGCTTCTGGAACCGGGCGTACTCGTGGTCGGTCGGGTCCCTCCCCAGCCGCTGCGACATGGCGGACCGGACGGTGGCCCGGGCGGTGACCGGATCGGTGAACAGCGCCTCGGTAGTGGTGGTGTCGGTGGTGGTGCCGGTCGACTTGTTGGTGCCGCCGTAGGTGGAGACCGGGGTGGTGCGTTTCTTGCCGGTGACCGGGTCGGTGGTCAGCTCACCCAGCGCGGTCTGCCAGTCCACCGCGTACCGGTTGGCGTAGCCGAGCAGGTCGTTCCAGCCGGCCTGGGTGGCGTTGTCCACCCCGCCGCGGGTGAGCACCGCGGAGTCCGGGATGAGGCCGCCGATCCTTAAGCCCGCCTGGATCTTCGCCACGACCTCCGCCGGGTAGTCCTGGATTCTGGGGTCGGACACGGCGTCCTGGGTGGCGGTCGCGGGTGCCTGAGGCCCGTACTTGGGCTGGAAGTCCTGGTAGGCCGGCGGGTGCGGGTCCCCGTACTTGGCGGTCCCGTAGCGCATGGTCGGGGACTGGGCGGAGGACCCGCCGTAGTAGCGGTCCTCCTGGGTGCCGTTGCCGCCCGCGGCGGGCGGCGGGCCGATCCCGAGCGGGTCAACCATCAGCGGGCTCCGTCACTGGTTCGGTGTCGTCGATCATCTCGCGGGCGAACACCTTCTCGAAGATCGGCGCGAACCCGGGGTGCTGCTTGGTGACCGCGTCGGCGACCTGCCGCAGCCAGACCCGTTGGGCGGCAGCGTCCTTCGCCCGGAACGGCGTCTTGTAGGAGGACGCCCCGGCCTCGTGCGCCTTCAGGTCGGCGGCCACCAGCTGGTCCCGGTAGGTCAGGTAGATGGCCGCCCCCTTGGCGGCGTCGGTGTCCCGCAGGGCGGGGCTTTGCACGGCGGCCCGGACCTGGGTGACGGCGCGCTTGGCCTTCTGCGCGTCGAACGAGTCGTCCCACAGCGGGAACTCGCCGCGGATCTTCTCCTTCACCGTGGCCAGCCAGTCCTTCTGCCCCTGGTCCGGGAACGGGTCGACCTGCTCCTTGTACTGCCGGTAGGTGGCCCAGGCCAGCCCGGTCTGCGCCTTCACCTGCACCTTCTCCGGGCTGATCTTGCCGCCGCCCGCGGCGTTGAGCTGCCGGTTGTACTCGTCGAAGGAGAACGGCGAGTCGGGGTCGGTGAACAGCGCCCACACGTCCGGGTAGGAGCGGGCCACCTCCGGGTGGGCGACCACCAGCGCGCGGCCCGCCTCGGTGGCCCCGGTGACGCCCTCGGTGTTGCCGGTGAACGCGTAGAAGGAGGCCTCCCCGTAGGTGGACAGCATCTTGTAGTCGGCGGTGTCCTTGTCCTCGGCCAGGAACTTGCGGTACTTGCCGGCCAGCCACAGCGCGGAGGTGAGCTTCCCGTCCTTGTCCTTGACCGCCACCTCGTAGGTGGGGGAGGCGGGGGCGTTGGCCTGCACCAGGGCCCGCAGCAGCAGCATCTGCGCGCCCTTGCTGCGGGCGTCCTTGGCGAGGCGTTCCATGTCGGCCGGGTCGGACTGGTCGTAGTTCCCGGTGGACGCCAGGTACTTCTGCGCGTCCGCCACCGAGTTGAGCAGCATCCGGCGCTGCTTGGGGGTGACCACCCCCTCCCGGCCGGTCATGGCGGCGGTCGCGGTCCACGCCTTGTCCAGCCAGGACGGCCCGAGTCTGCCGACCAGGCCGCCGTCTTCTGGGCCGTACGGGGTCAGCAGCTGCCGGACCGGGTCCCAGTCGGGGTCCTTCGGGATCAGCATGGAGGCGGGCTGGGTGATGGCCGGGCCGAACCCGGGGACCAGCCCGGAGGTGATCAGGTTGGCCTGGGTGGTGGACCCGGACATGGCGTCCTCGGGCAGCCCCAGCAGCCCGGCGAACGCCCGGGAGCCGGGCATCGCGAACCTTTCCTGCCCGGTCGCCGGGTCGGCGTACAGGAACCCGGACTGGTGCCCGGCGTGCCAGCCCTGCTCCACCCGGTGCAGCACCATCGGGTTCTGCTTCAGCAGCCGGCCCCACACCCGGTACTGGTCCTGCATGGCGGCGGCGAACGGCTGCACCATCCGCAGGGTGTTCGTCCAGTTCTGCTGGTCGTGGGAGTCGTACAGCAGCTTCAGGGTGTCCCGGCGGGCCCGGACCGACGCCAGCTCGTTGACCTCCTTGCGGGTCAGGGTGCCGCGGAACTCGGTCTGCTCGAGCTTCTTCACGAACGCGGTGGGCAGGTGGTTGGACCGGGCCCGGGCGACGATCCCGGCCTTCTCCGCCGGGTCGGCGAGGGCGGAGGTCCGCAGGATGTTGTTCCACAGGATCTGCCGGAAGACGGGGGACCGGTCGAAGAAGTTGTCCGGCTTGGTGCCGGAGAACTCCATCACCCGCTCCAGCAGCCGCTCCATCCCGACCGCCCCGCGCACCAGCTGCCCCTGGCCCCGGGAGGCGTCCATGGTCTGCGCCGAGACGGCGAACTCCGGCAGGTCGGCCTCCATACCGCGCAGCGCCTTGATCACGCCCTTGCCGGGCTTCAGTCTTCCGGTGGCCGGGTCCCGCACGTTCAGCGGGATGTCGTCCAGGGTGTTGTGCGCGATGGCCTGGATCAGCTTCGGGTTCTTCCCGTAGTCGGTCATCAGGTCGGCCTGGATGCCGTCCAGGTACTTGTCCGCGCCCTGCCGGTCGAGTAGCTCCGGGCGGCGGGTGGCCATCTTCTGCCGCAGCCCGGTCTCCCAGAACCACTGCTTGGTGGCCGGGGTGGCCCCGTCCCTCGCGACCATCCTGACCTCCGGGGAGGACGCCAGCTTCGCCAGCTGGAACCGGTGCGCCTCCAGCCACACGTCCCCGGCGGAGCGGCGGACCACGGTGTGGTTGCCGGTCAGCACCGCCTTCGGGTCGGCGTACGGTCCGGCCCCGGACTCCAGGGTGCGGCCGAACACGGTGGCGTCGGCGGCCTCGGTGGCGGCCTTCAGCAGGTCGTCGTCGACCAGGTCCCCCGCGCCCCTCGCGGGCACCCCGGCCTTGGCGACGGCGCGGGAGAACTTGGAGGTCCGGTCGTGCCCGGCCAGCCACGCGGTCAGGGACGCCGGGGAGTTGTAGATGCCGTCCAGCCCGTCGGTGGCGATCCGGGCCTGCGCCTCCATCACGTTGCGCAGCGCGAACGCGACCGGCCGGAACCCGAGCGCGCCGGTCTTGAATGCCATGTTGAACATGTCGCCGAACGCGACCACGTCCTCCCAGCCGGCGGTGGCCGTGACCTTCCGGGCCACCGACAGGGCCCGCAGGATGGGGGCGGGGGCGGGCAGGGTGAACGACTCGTCGAACATCTCGGCGGACAGGTGCGGGGACGGGGCCTGGGTCTCCAGCCCGTCGATCACCACCGTCTTCAGGTGCCGGTCGGTGCCGGTGGCCCCGTCGATCGCGAAGTGCCGTTCGGCGGTGGCGGCGTTGGTGAAGATTTCCAGCACCTGGTTGGCCTTGCCGGGCTCGATGCCGTGCGCCACCAGGGTGGCCTTCAGGGTCTGGGTGACCGCCACCGGCACCGCGGCAGGGTTGCCCACCGCGGAGACCAGCTCGCGGGCCATCGCCTCGTTGTTGGCGGACATCACGCCCTGGGTGAAGACGTCCTTGCCCGCGCCCTTGCGCAGCACGTTCTGCCACCGGTCGAACTGGTCCAACGACCCGTTGGGGTCCTGCCGGGACAGGGTGGGCTCGGACACCCGGTTGTGCAGCATCCGCGGCTTCAGGTAGGTGTAGCGGGCCGAGTTGGGGTTGGCCACCTTCCCGAGGCCGGTGTCCATGAAGTCGCGGGCCATGCCCTGCCCGATGATGTTCTGCACGCCCTCGGCGGTGGGCTCGTCCAGGATGGCCAGCAGCGACTCGATCGGCATGTTCGGCTGGGAGCGGCGCAGCCGGTCGAAGTCCCCGCCGTAGCCGGTGGGGTCGTGGAACCCGACCACGTTGCCGGCCTCGTCGGTGACCGGGACGTGCCCGCCGCGGGTCTTGGCCATGCCCTCCCAGGTGGGCCGCATCTCGTCCGCCGCCAGCTGCCGGGCGGCGTCCTCGAAGATCACCGTCTTGCGGGGCGACTCCACCAGGAAGTCGTGCGCGACCGCCGCACCCCCCGACTTGGGCCGGACGCTGGCGGTCAGGTGCTGCACGTCGGTGACGGTGTGCTCGACGACCTTGCCGTCCCCGCCGAGCACCCGGCGGGCCTTGCCGGCCTTGGCCGCGACCCCGCCGACGTACGCGGTGGGGTCGGCGGCGTAGATCGGGATGTCCAGCGGCCCGGACACCAGGTTGTAGGCCCGAGTGCCCGGCTCCAAACCGACGGCGGAGGCGGCGGCCCGGCCGAACGTGGTGACGTGCCCGCCGGTCATGGAGGCGTCCCGGGCGTTGGCGACCTGCCGCTTCTCGGCCAACGAGTTCAGGCCGGGGAACCAGGACTGCCCGGCCTGCTCCAGCACGGTCGCCGGGTCCCCGTCGGGCGGGGTCGGCGGCAAGTTGGTGGAGGAGTTGAAGAACATCTTGGTCTTGTCCCAGGCGGAGCCCTGGGTCTCGTCGGCGAGCTGGAACGACGCGCCCAGCCGGGTCTGCCCGGACAGCTGGGAGGGCAGCGACTGGTTGGGGTCCCCGGCCGGGGTGACCCCGGTGGCGGCGGTGGCGATCCCCGGCTTCCCGCCGGACAGCGCGGGGCGCAGCGCCGGGGTGGCGGAGGAGCCCAGCGAGGAGCCGGTCGGGTTGGCCGCCATCTCGGTGGCGAACCCGCCGGCCCGCCGGGCCGCCTCGATCACGTCCCGGGACCCGGCCTGCACGATCTCCACCGGGTAGTTGGCGGCGTTCATCAGGGTGCGCGCCTCGGCCTTGAAGAACCCGGGGGCGGGCACCCCGCGCTGCGCGCCCTCCAGCACCTTGGACAGGGCGTTGCCCCACCAGGTGCCGCCCTCGTCCCGGGCGTCCTTCTTCACCTGCAGCACGGCAGCCCGGTCCACCACGGCGGGCGGGGCCTTGTTCTCGGCGAGGCTCATCACCACGGGCGCGGCCAGGTGCGGGTGGGTCTGGTGGATCTCCGACACCCGGGCGGCGATCTGGTCGGTGTCCTGACGTTGCGCGTACAGGGCCGCGCGCTGGTTGGCGGCGTCGATCCCGGCCAGGTCCCGGGAGGTGAACGACAGGCCCCCGGTCATGCGTCGGGCTCGTCCCAGGCCTCCAGCAGCCGGCGCAGCGCCGGGGACTGGGTCCGCTGGTACAGCACCCGCAGCCGGTCCACCGCGTCCGCGTCCGGGTCCTGCCCCTGCAACACCTCGGGACCGGGGCCGGCACCTGACGAGAGCCCGGCGGTGATCGGCTCGTCCGGCCGGGCGGTGGGGTCCAGCAGCCCGCCCAGGCTGCCCGGATCGGGCCCCAGCGGCCCTCCTGCCGGACCGGGGGAGGCTGCCCCGGCCGTGGGGGGCCCCGGGGGAGGGCCGACCGGGACAGCCGCCTGGGATGCGAGCTGAGCGGAGGCGGCACCGTACTGCTGCCCGACGTAGGCGGTGGGGGCGAGCGGCTTCGCGGCCCGCAGGTCGGACCGGTTGGGGTGCGGCACCCCCGGCTTGCCCTGCCGCGCCCCGCCGCGCTTTGACCTAGGCAACGGAACCACCGCCGTATTTCGTCCTGCTAGACGCTAGACAACCACGCCACCTGCTCGGCACGATGGTCATATGGAGGTCGTCGGGGAGTGCGTCCTGTGGACCGGCGGTTACAACCACCTCGGCTACGGACAGAAGTGGCACCCGGTGCGGCGTTGCTCGACGATGGCCCATCGGGTCCTTTGGGAGTTGACGTACGGTGCGCTCCCGGACGAGATCCAACTCGACCACCTGTGCCGGAACCGGGGATGCGTCAACCTGGATCACCTGGAACCGGTGACGGTGCGCGAGAACAGGCTGCGAAGCATCGCCGCCCAGACGACGTTTTTCTGCGGGCATCCGCGCACGCCAGAGAACACGTACAGCCACGGGCACCAGAGCCCGCGCTGCCGAGAGTGTCGTCTCCGCCAGAACCGGGAGTGGTGGCGGAGGGCGCACAGCGCGTAGCCCGCTACTCCTGGGCACGGGTCACTCCGGTTCCCGCCAGCCGGCCGGGCGGCAGAACCCGATCTCGTGCCCGGTGCTGACGTCGTGCACGTCGGAGGGCGGCCGTTGCTCGACGTCCTCGATCTCGAACAGGTTCACGTCGAAGATCACGAACCGTCCGGCGGCGAGGCGGATTCTCATTCACGCCGTCGCCTTCATGCCGGTCCCGCGGAGGCTTTGGAGTAGTTGATCTAGGTTGCCCAGGCTGGTGGACGGCGGCGGCACCGCGACCCCGGCCTCCGCACCCGCCCCGGGCACGGCGATGCCGGGCTGGGCCTCCGGTGAGTTGGGGTCGACCCCCGCCGCCGGGTCCACAGCACCAGCGGCGGGGTCCGGTGGCATCGCGGCCTGCCGTTGCTGCGCCTCCTCCTGCACCTTCAGGACGGCGTCGACCAGGTCCAGGTCGTCCCGGCGGACCAGCTGCATGATCCGGGCCAGATCGCTGGGGGGGAGTTGTCCTGCGGCGGCCTGGGTCTGCAGGCCTTGCAGCAGGGCGGTCTCCAGGCCTTCGGTGGTGACCAGGTCGCCCTCGAGGTCGGCGTCGGCGATCCACGGGTGCACCCGGCGGGCGGTCTCCTTCGATATCTGCTGGGTGCCCAGCAGCTGGCCGAGGCCGATGGTGAGGTTCTGGATGTCGGTGCCGGCCATCGGGTAGGAGACGGTGGTGTAGTCGGAGTCGAAGTCCTTGGACGGGGTGTAGTCCACACGCCCCGAGGACCCTTTCCACCTGACGTGGAAGGACTGCGGTCGGTCGCCGAAGTAGGCCTTGGCGATCTTGGTGGCCCGCCGGTTCTCCTCCTCGAGACTTGCCGCGAGCATCTGCTGGGCCTCGGCGACCTTCAGGTCCACGGTGGCGGACATGATCGAGTCGCCCCTGCGCCCGGTCCGGATGTTGGTGGAGGACTGGCCTCCGGTGTCCGGGGATATGCCGCCCTCCACCCGCTGTGCGTTCTCCAGCCGGTCGATGGTCTGGGTGGTCATGAAGCCGGGGTTGGGGCTCTCGGAGCGGATGTCGCCGCCCTCGACGATGTTGACCTGCCCGGTGTAGCCGGGGTGGGGACCGCTGATGAACTTGGCGGTCTCGTTCATCCGACTCACCAGGTAGGTGTCCGGGAACACCCCTCGCTGCACGGCGTGCACGTTCAGGGCCATCAGCTTGGCCTGCATCTGGTACATGCCCAGGATGCCGTCGAACTGCCCTGCCACCCGGTCCAGGGTGATCCGCGGCGGGGTCACCGCCAGGCACAGACCCGTTCTGTTCGGCACCTGCTCCAGCAGCATGTGCGGGGCCATCTGGTAGTTGGTCACCCACCACCCGTTGTTCAGCGCGAGGTAGCAGGTCTGCTCGTGGTCGTCGTACTCGAGGACGGTGAACAGCTCGTCGTCCTTGGCCTCACTGGGACACAGGGCCGCGGCCTGGGTCGGCCACACCCGGCGGAGGTAGCCGAGGGAGCGCTTGACAGCGTGCACGCAGTCGTCCGGGGTCAGCCCGTCCGGGTCGGCCATCGGCGCGGGGAAGGAGGTGAGCGGGTTGCGGGTCTCCCACTTGGGGATGCCCCGGTCGAAGTCCGGCCGCAGGACGACGGGGCTCATTCCGTAGCCGACGAACAGCCTCGCTCGCCGGTACAGCTTGAGTTCGACCCGGTTGGCCTCCCACCAGCCCAGGGTGGCCTTGCGCCGGGTCTCGGCCTTCCGCCGGGAGCCGACCTGCCGTGGGTCGGTGGGCGGGCAGGTCACGTCCGGGGTGGTGCTGGCGATCCGCCGGCCGTAGTCGTCGAGGCCCTGGGCGAACAGGTTGGCGACCGCGGGGACCTCGTTCTTGTCCAGCTCGGGCAGCGGGACGACGATCTCCCCCCGGTAGTGCGCCCGGGCCTTCTCCATCTGGGCGATCACCGGGTGCTGCGCCTGCTGCCGGTCACCATATATGCGCGCTATGTCGCAGCAGTCGCGTTCATAGGCGGTGCTGACCATCCCGTGCTTCATGCCCGGGGCCGGCATCTCCATCTCGCCGTACGCCACAGTGGCCTCCTGTGGGGGCATCGTCCCACGTACAGCAGGCCGCTAGACGCTAGGCGCGTCCGGGGCGGGTCGGGACAGGCGGATAGCCGGCACCTACCGGTCGGGTCAGGTGCCGGTGAGCATCCGCTGCTCAGCCCAGGTGCCGGGGCGTCCCTCGACGGTGCAGACCCACTCGCGGGTGACGTACTGGGATGCGGCCGAGCCGAGCACGGCGGGTGCGGTGTTGACGATCCGGTCCCCGACGTAGGCGAACACCCGGGTGGTGGTGGGTGCGGCGGTGCCGTACTCGACCCGGGGCGCGCGCGGGTCGGGGACGCCGACGACCGCGTACCCGGCGGCCCGGACGGCGGCGACCACCTTGGTGGCGATCATGGCGTGGCCCTTGTCGGACGGGTGCAGCTTGTCGACGGCGGCGAACATCGCGGCGTCGTGGTTCATCACCGACAGGTCGACGGTGACCACCCGGGGGCCGAACTCTGCGGCGATGGCGTCGATGGCGGCGTTCAGCAGGTCGACCCCCGCGTCCGTTGGGGGGCCGGGCGCGACCACGCCGTACAGGCTGTAGTCGGTGGGGTAGGGCTGCTTGCACAGCACGACCAGCGGCCCGTCGTCGGCCGGGGCCTCCCACTGCCAGTAGTCGACCGCGGACAGGGTGACCAGGCTGGCCAGGGTGACGGTGATGGTCTGCGCCCCGGCCGCGACGTTGGGGATGCGAAGCATGAAGTGGGTGGCGGTACCCGAACGGGTGGCGTGCGCGTCGCACACGTAGGTCTGCCCGGCGTAGGTGGCGGTGTGGGTGGCCCCGCCGCCGGACGGGGACTGCGCGTGCAGCCCGATGGCGACGGTGCCGCCGGGGAAGTCGGCCGGGGTCAGGATCGAGTAGGTGGACGCGCCCGAGGTCGAGTAGCGGTATCCGGCACCGGAGTTGCGGGTCAGGTCGGCGTTGGTCGACCAGGCCCCGGTGAACGTGAACGTGGCGTCCGGGTCCTCGAAGATCGCCCCGGCCCGCCAGCGGGACAGCGCGGTGCGCAGCGCCTCGGTGATCGGCTTGACCGCGTTGGCGTCGTTGCCCAGCAGGTTCAGGTCGTTGATGCCGTACAAGGCGACAATCAGCCCCTCCGGGGAGGCGAACCCGCGTTTGGCGGTGGCGGTCACCCCGGACCCGGCGACCGCGCCGCGGGACGGGCGGGTCACGTACTGCAGCACCTTCGCCCACGAGGCCCCGGAGTTGTCGGAGCCGATGGCGGTCCCGGCGACGGCCTCGTTGCGCTCGGGCAGCCCGTACTCGTCGGCCAGGATCGCCCCGGTCCGTTTCGCCACGTCCGACGCGCCGATCCCGAACGAGTACGAGTGGCCCCACACGTCCACCGACCGGGCCCGGATCACCTTGTCCTGCGACGCATAAGTCGCGCTGTAGGCCTGTGAGCCGAGCAGCGGGTTCGCCCCCACCGTGCCCAAACCCCCGTCGGACACCTGGACGGTGGTGGTGCCGCCCTCCCCGTTGGCGTTCTCCACCCCGTTGAGCACCGTGGACACCGTGTACAGGCCGGGCACGGTGAACCAGAAGTCCGTCTGCGTGGTGATCACCGCGGGCAGGGCGAGGGGGGTGGTGACGTACGGGTCGGCGAAACAGGGCGGCGTCGTGCCGCCCCGGGTGAAGGTCACCGTCGCGCTCGAGCCCGGTTTGGGGACGATCCGGATGCCGCCGACAGCCGCGCTCATGCGAGTCCGCTCATGGGGCTCAGGGTCCCACGTTGAGGCGGACGCTAGACGTAAGGCGCGGCCCGCGCCCGCTCGATGTAGCGGGCCAGGGACCGCACGATGTGCGGATCTTCGCGGAGCATCCCCGCCGCGGCGTTGCAGCCGGTACAGAGCAGACCGCGGACCAAACCCGTCTCGTGGCAGTGGTCGACGCAGAGGAACTTGTTTCGACCTTCGGGCGTGGGCGGGTTGCCGCACACCGCACAGACCCCGCCCTGGTCCGCGACCATCCCCGCGTAGTCGGCCAGCGTGAGCCCGTGGCTTCTCAGCATCTTGATCCGGACGTAGTCGGGGTTCTTCGCCTTCCACGCGACGACGTACTTCTCGCGCCAACCCACGCATTCCTCGCAGCGGCACCCGTGGAACCGGAAGCCCTGCGGGGTGCCATGCTGGAACTGCCCGGTCTCCGTCTTGGTCAGCCTCACCGGGAGGTCGGTCGCGCCGTAGAGCTTCCATCGCTGGTAGTGCTGGGTGCACATCGCGCGGGCCCGCGACAGATGCTCGCAGCCCTCGACAACGCAGGGCGGCCTGGGCTTGGGTTTCGGTCCGTACGGCATAACGTAATCTTAATCTGCGGGGACTCGCCGGGCAGGTGTTCAGGCGACCCCGGAGCGAGACAGCCACCCTGGCCGGCTGAACCGGGGCGGGTTCGCAGGAGTGTCGAGCTGCTGGTAGAGCTTGCCGCTGACGAAGCACTGGAACCACTGCGCTAAAACGCAGTCGTCAGTCGCTGTCTCCGGGTAGCGACTCACCTCGTTCACGAGGGCCATCGACTTGCCTCTCGAGGCGTTGTCGCCCATCGGGAGGCGCACCCGGCCGAACCGGTAGAGCGACGGCAGCAGGGCCTGAATCCCGTACACCGGGTCGGTCTTGTTGCTGTAGGTCGCATGGGAAATGATCTGCACCTTGCGCCGGTTCGACCACTGCTTCACGTAGTCGTACTGGAGCAAGAAACGTTGGGCGGCGTTGTTCTCCACCACCACATGCGTGATGGGTGCGCCCTGCGCGACCGATACCTGGTGCCACTCCTCGAGCAGCCCGGAGAAGGTGCCGGTGGAGATGTCGAAGTCGAGGAAGTCGTTGGCCCCCATGGTCCGGCGGGCGTGGTCGATCAGCAGCTGTTGGTCGGTGTCCCGGTGGTGCAGCCACCACTGACAGCTCCAATAGCGGCTTGGGCTCGGATCGGCGGACAGGATGGACAGCCACGGCTTGGTGCGGGTCAGGTTTTTGGGCACCACCCCCATGACGCGAGTCCGGTCCCAGCACCCTGGAAACTCCTCTCCCGTGTCCGGGTCGCGGCCCCCATTTATGTGCAGGATCGGCACCAGCACGGAGGCCGGGTCCACGTCCTCCTGCTGGTAGGACACCGCATAGAGCCTCGGGTCCTTGTCCCGGATCACCATCAGGTCCCGGAACAGCAGTCTGCGGGGATCCAGCAGGCAGCCGGAGGTCTTCTTGTCCGCCGGGTCGTACGGTCTGGCGGTGCCCGGGTGGTGGTCCCCGGTGCACAGATCGTCGTAGTGCGCCTGGTAGTTGATGTGGGTGTACTGCCGGCGGGTGCCGGTGGGCTCGTTCCACACGTCGGCGTCGTCGCCGTAGTTCGACACCGTGTAGTCCAGGACGGTCCGGTACAGGTCGTCGGCATGGAGTCGTTGGCCTTGCAGCACCATCAGCCCGCCGGGTTCGACGCGGGTCTCGGCGTACTTGGGCCAGAACGCGGCCAGGGCTTCCCGGGCTTCGGGGTTGCGGACGTTCTTCTCGTCCACCACGTCGTCCCACACCGCCAGGTCCACCCGGTTGCCGAGGAACCTGGAGTCCCGGCCGAACGCCGAGACGGTGGGCTCCTTCTTGGTCTTCACCAGGTCCCCGGCCTGCACCACCACGAACTGCTCCGCGGTCCACGGCTCCCCCCGGGGCGGTTTGAAGTTGCCGTAGTCCTCCGCCAACGTGGCGACCGCGTCGAAGGCGAGGCCCTTCCGGCGTTCGTTGTCGGAGGCCTGCATCGGGGAGGTTCTTTCGAACTCTCTCCTGAGCTGCTGGGTGTACTGCTCGGCGGTGGACTTGGCGGCGGAGCACAGCATGATCCGGATGGAGCGGTCCCGGCAGATCATCCAGGCCGGCAGGTCCATGGTGAACAGGGTGGACTTGCCACTTCCCGGAGGAAGGGTGACGCAGGCGTACTCCTTGTGCGGACTTTCCAGCATCTTCGCGAGCACGTTGGCGGTGTGCACCGACCAGGGGGGTGCGACCCGGCCGAAGTAGCGGCGGCGGAACAGCCCGAAGTCCTCCAGCGCGGCCAGGGGCTCCCCGGTGAGGTCCTCCCGGGCCTGCGCCGATCTCGGGGTCAGCTTGAGGGCGTCCAAAGCTCTTTGGTAGCCGGGGTACTTGCCGCCATCGACGTGGTTGGATGCGCGGTTGGCGGTGGACCGGGACATGCCGGCGGCGGCGGCGGCATGCGCGATGGACTTGCCCTCGCGGCGGGCGATCTCGAACACCAGCCACTGGGAGTCCTTCAGCGGTTTCCCGGGGTGCGGCATCAGACCTCGCTGGCCCATTCGCGCAGCTGGTCAGCGGCGTTGGCCCGGGCCGGGTGGGCCTCCTCGTTGAACCGGTCGGCGGCGTGCCTCAGGGCCGCGGCGTACAGCCGGGGCCACGTCCGGTCGATCGCGGCGAGCAGACCGTCCGAGAGGCCCTGCTCGGCGAGCAGCCCCTGGAACACGGCGTAGACGTAGGCGCGGTCCCGGTCCGGGATGGGCGGCAGGGTCACAGCGTCAGCACCGTCCCGACGGACTCCTCACGCGGGCCGGTGCCGTCGACCAGGTGCGGCGGCACCGGCACCGGCTCCGCGTCGGCCCCGCACGCCCAGCAGGTGGGGTCGCCTTTCCAGGCGCAGCCGCACCGGCACATCCGGTTGCGGGCCACCGCGGCCGGGGTGATGATCACTTCTTCTCGGGGTAGGCGGCCAGGTGGGTCCACTCGTAGATCCTTCGCAGCGCGGTCTCCACGCTGATGTGCTGCGGCTTGTTGGTGTCGTTGGACTTGTAGCCGGGCGGGATGGTGATGGTGTCGGTCAGCTTCATGGTCAGCAGCTCCGGGAGGGTGGGGGCGGGCTTGAGGTCGGCGACGAGGCGGCGCAGCTTGGCGACGTTCGCCGCCCCCGGGCAGTTGTGGGAGGCGGTGTTCCAGGTCCGGTACTTGGAGTGCCAGCCGATCCCGCCGGCGAGCAGGGAGGACGGGTTGGCGGAGGTGACCAGCACCAGCGGGATCTTCAGCCGGGCGTGGGCGAAGCGCAGCAGCCGGGTGATCTCCGCCACCTGCTCCGGGGTCCACACGTCCGCGCCGGTGCCCTCGGTCTCCCAGGACACGGACCCGAGCCGCCGGCCGCCGTGGGTCCAGGAGTTGCCCGCGCCCTGCGCGTCCGCTTCTCTGTCAAAGGCTCTGTACTGCTCGGACACCCCGGATCTTCGGGTGTAGCCGTGGGACTCGATGCCGCCGGAGCCGTGCGCGAACCAGTCGTGCAGCGAGTCCCCGCGGGACGCGGATCTGTGGAGGATGAACACCACCGGCAGGATCGTCGGGTCGTTGCTGCCCGGGGGGATGGGCTTCTTGATGGCCGACGGGAACCACAGGTCGCTCACGTGTGCTCCTTCACGAGGGTGTCCAGCCAGTCGGGGAACGGGGCCCGCAGGGTGAGGCTCATCTCGTCGCCGATCCGCGCCCCCTTGTAGGCCCGGGTCAAAGGCCCGTTGACGACGGCGACGACGGGGTGCACCACCCACACGGTCAAAGGTCGGATGGTCGCCCCGTCGGCGGTCACCTCGGGCAAACCGCTTTGGAGGACGTGGGTTTTCACGACGGCACGCAGGTCAGGGTGACGGCGGGCGGCGGGTCGGGGGTGCAAGTCAGGGACGCCGGGAAGACGGCCGGTGCCCCGTCCGCACCGGGCGGTCCCTCCGGCCCCACCGCGCCGTCGACACCCGGAGTCCCTTGCGGGCCGACCGGTCCGACGGCCCCGTCCACGCCCGGGTTCCCTTGCGCACCGACGGCACCGGGGGTTCCGTCGACTCCGGCCGCACCGTCCTTGCCGTCGACCCCACCCGGGCCGGTGACGGTGGCACCGGGCGGACCGGCAGGTCCGGTGACCCCGGGGTCGCCTTTGGGTCCGACCAGCCCTTGGATGCTTCGCCCGGCCCGCCCGGGGGTGCCGGGCACGCCGACCGTGCCGGGTTGGCCGGGGGCCCCGGGCTGCGCGCCCAGGCAGCGGTTCACCGCCCGGCGGGTGGGCCGGGTCAGGCACTTGACCAGCACCACGGCCCGCACGCTGTTGCGCCGGGCCCGGGTGTTGGCCGCGACCGCCCGCCGCAGCGCGGCGTCGGCGGTCCGGGACACCTTGCGGGTGTCGGCGACCTGGGCGCGGACGGTGGCGATGTCGGCCTGGTTGCGGTCCTCGATGCCGCCCGCGGTGATGATCTGGGCGACCCCGCCGCCGACCGTGACCAGCCCGACTACCAGCCACAGGCACATGACCTGCGCGCCGAGGGACACCGCCCGCGCCTCCATCAGCCGGTGGGCTGGCCGGGTTGGGCGTCGGGCTCGCCGATCACCGGCAGTGACTGGTCGATCGGCACCTCGATGCCGTGCTTGAGCAGCAGCTGGGTGAGCGCGATGTTGTACCGCTGCGCGTCGGTCCGCTGCTGGTTGACGATGGTGTGCACGACCGCGACCTGCTTCTCGGTGGAGCGGGTCGATTTCAGGATCGGCAGCAGCACCCCGACCGCGAGGGTGAGCCCGCCGAGCGCGGTGATGATGGTGGCGATGGCGGTGGCCACCTGCGCGGTGGAGGACGACGAGCCGGTCACCCCTGCCGCGAGCACCACCACGTCCACTACAGGTCGTCCGGGGCGATCGCGGCGACCTTCTTGACGGAGCCGACCGGGCCCTTCACGAACGGCTTCGGGGCCTCCAGGGCGGCCAGTCTCTCCTCCAGCTCGGCGGCCCGGGCGATGGCGGCCTCCGCCGCTTGCAGCTTCTCGTCGCGGGCGGCCACCTCGGGGTCGATGGAGGGCAGGGTGGCCTTCAGCGCGTTGTCCTCCTCGGCGATCTTGGCGAGGCGTTCCGCTTCGGCGGCCTCCGCGGCCAGGCGGGCCTTGGTCTGCTCGGGGACCTCGGTGGGGATCTCCCACACCGGGGTCGGGGTCTCGTTGCAGACCGCGCAGGCCTGCTGGATCTTCGGCCCGTCATGCGTGCCGTCGAACCCGGGCAGGGCGTGCTCCTGGGCGGCGATCCGCCCGTAGTCCAGGGCACCCCGGTCGATCGCGGCCCAGTCCCGGGTGTCCGGGCCCCGCACCAGCATCAGGTCCCCGGTGGTGGCGGACAGCTGGTAGTGCCAGCAGTTCTTGGCCGGGTCCTTGCCGCCGATCAGCAGGGTTCCCCGCGCCTGCGGGGGGACCTCCGCGTAGTGGGCCATCAAATCTCCTTGGATGAAAGGTGTTGACCTTGGGTGCGGGCGTGCGGCTCCGCGGTGCCGTAGATGGTGGTGAGGGCTTCGCGCAGTTCGCCGAGGGTTGCCTTGAGCCGCCCGACCTCCTGGGCATGGCGGTGGGCCTCCGCGGCGTAGGAGCGGTGGACGTTCTCCACCCGGCGCGCCACCTCCCCGGCGATCTGGTCTTCCAGGCTGATCGAGAACTGGTTGACCGCCTCGCAGGCCAGGGCGGCGTCCTTCTTGTCGTGGAAGGTGGCGACCGGCCGGTCGTCCACCGTCACCCGCACCTCGTACACGTGGACGCCGTAGTGGGTTCCGACCCGCCAGATCGGGTGGTGGGTGCTCACAGCGGGCCGCCGTGCGGGCGGCAGGTGGGGCAGTTCAGCCTGCTCTCGGCGGCGTGGCGCAGCATGGCGTCCAGGTAGCGGTCGTCCCCAGTGCGCACGTACAGGTCGCGCCACCAGTCGTGCTCCGGGTGCTGGGACGGGCACGCCCTCGTCGGCGACTCTCGCCGCGTACTCATTTGTTGATTCACGTCCCGTCCCCCCTCTGGTGGTGCTGCTCGTCCCGGTGCTGGTAGGGGCGGGGCATCTTCACGACGGTGGACGGCCTATACGGGACCGGCTCGTTGGCGCGCTGCTGGAAGGCGAGGGCGGCGGCCAGCTTGGAGTGGGCGTCGTGGGCGGCCTTGAGCAGGGTGGGCCCGTCGGCGTAGTTCTCCACCTCCCGCACCAGCTGCATGGCGGCGTGCAGGGCGTCGTCCACGCTGCTCACGGCCTGATCCATTCGCTCTGCTCGCCGATCGCGAGCAGGATGGCCCGGCGAGCGTAGCGGGAGATGGGGAGATCCTGCTGGTCGGCCTCCCGTGCGAGCAGGTCGTACTCGTCGTCGGTCAGTCGCATGGCGATCATCCGGTTGCGGACCGGTTCGGTGCTCGGTCGCCGCGGGGTGCGGCGGGGCGGCGATGCCGGGGCGGCCTGCCGCCCGCGGCCGAGGCGGATCGTGTCCAGCTTGTTCTCCGAGCTGGTCCCGTAGGTCAGGTTCGACAGGGCGTTGTTGGTCTTGTCGCCGTCGAGGTGACGGGTCTCCTGGCCGGGCGGCAGGGGGCCGACGAAGGCAAGCAGCACGACCCGGTGCAGGGTGGCGGGGCTGGGAATCCCGGGGACCTTGAGCCCCGCCCGGGCGTAGCCGGTCGAGAGGGGGACGCACGGGAGGATGCGGTGGCCGTCCATCGTCAACTGCCGCAGCCGGCCCTGGTCGGATACCTCGTAGCGGCCCTCAAGCCCGGGGACCGGCAACCACTTCTCCGATAACGGAGGATTACTCACCCGTCTAGCCTATAGACAGGAACGGCTGGACGCTAGACGCCGCGCCCGACAGGCAAGGGCGCTTAGGACGAGGAGGGCTTCTCGGTGAGGCACGGGTCGCCAGCGGGAGCACCGCAGGTGGTGCAAAGCACGTGGTCGCAGCAACGCCCGCGGCAACGCCTGCTCGGCGGGGCGTCGGCGGGCGCATCGCCCATGTGGTGGGCCCAGGTGTCGGGCCGCGGCATCGGGCCCTTCTGCTCCTGGCGCTCTTGCTCGTTCACTGATCGTCCTCCTTGAGCAGGTCCCACCAGCGTCGCCACCACGGCTTGCGGTGCCGGCCGCTCATGTGTCACCGCCGTCGAGGGCGCGGCGCAGGTCGTCGGCCAGGACGTAGCCGAGGTTGCCCATCTGCCAGACGTGCAGGTCGCGGACGCGGGTGAGCGCGGCGCGGGCGGCGGCCAGGTCGGCGAGGGCCTGGTCGCGCTCTTGCTGCGTCTGGGCCAGGACGCCACCCGGCCGGTACCCGCTCACTGGTCGCCGCCGGGCTGGGCGGCTACAGCGCGGAGTTGTTCGATCTGTGATAGCAGCCACAGGGTGTTCCCGATGCTGAGGTGCAGCAGCGCCAGCAGTTCGGGGTCGTGAACGTTCTTCTGCCACAGCCGGGCCGTGCCTTGTTCCGCGATGTCGGCGCTGAGCCGTAGCCGCTGCTGCACGTCGTCGGGCAGGTTGTCGAAGCCGCTCATCGCGCACCGTCCGGGTCGCCGCCGGGCTGGGCGAGAGCCTGGGCAGCAAGACCCGCAGGGCACACGCTCACGTCGTGGCCGCTCGCGGAGCAGGTGACGTGGCCGCCGCAGTAGCAGGCGGGGCGGCAGAGACGGGCCCCGCAGGCGCAGCTGCCAGGCAGCCATTCCTCGGCCCAGTCCGGCAGGGTGTCGTCGCTCACCGCGCACCCCCGTAGTCGCCGCCGGGCTGGGCGGGGGCGTCGTAGCACTCCTGGGAGCACCACCAGGCCATGTCGTTCCAGATGCCGCGTTCGCCGGTCGCGCCGGGGGCGTTCATCGCGAACGACGCGCCGCACCTGCGGCAGCCGCGGAAGGCGGGATGGGCGACGGGCGGCTGCCCGTTGGCGGACTTCTGCCGGATGGGGTAGTCGACGGGCAGGTCGGTGGGGTGGTTCATCGCCGGTCCGTTCGGGTGCGCAGTCGCGGCCCCAGGGCGTCGAGGTCGCGGATGGTCTGCTCGGACAGGCCGGTGCGCTCGCGGTGCCGGATCAGCGACAGCAGCGAGTCGCAGGCCATCAGCAGTTCGTCGTCGTTGTCCTCGGCGGGCTGGGCGTCCGCGCGGTCGAGCAGCCACGCGACGGCGCGGATCCGCCAGTGCAGCGGGTTGTCGCCCTGCTCGGTTTCGAGGGCCGCAGCAGCCCGGCGCAGCACGTCGTCGGCGCTCACCGGTCGGGCCCGGGCTGGGGTGGCGCATCAAGAGCGGCCTGGACCTGGGCCACCGTGACCGTCCAGACGACTTGGTTGTCCTCGCCCGCACGAAGGATCGGCGCGTCACTTCCGTCCGCGACGAGCGCCCGGACGGCCTTGAACTTCTCGGCGAGCGCCTCCAGCCCGATCTCCTTCGCCATCCGGGTGAGCGCCTGTTCCCGGGCCTCCTCCTCCGAAGCGCCTTGGACCGGCGCTGCTCGGTCGGGCCCGGGCCCGGGCCCGGGGTCGGGGGCGAGGGCGGCGCGGAGGTCGCGGATGAACGGGGCGGGTGTGTGGTTGCCATAGCGACGAGTCCAGTCGTCGCACAGCGTCTCGATGCGGGCCCGTAGCCCGTTGTCCCGCCCGGGGTCGGGGGCGTGCCGGAGTGCCGTGGCGTACAGGACCGGCCAGACGGCGTCGAGAATCTCCCCGGCGGCGACCCCCGCGCCCGCCCCCGGCCCGGTCCAGCGGCCCGCGATCTCGTGGGCGACGATGGCGACGGCCTCTCGCGGGACGAGCGGCAGGTCCCGGTCGCTCACGCCAGCACCCCCTGAGCGAGCACACGGCCCATGACGCCGGACCCGGGGAACAGGTCGTCGATCTGGTCGCCGTCGCGGTAACCGAGGATGTCGAGGACCCACCGGCAGAACGTCTCCGGTTTGGCCCCGGTCAGCCCGCGGCGCAGGGTGATGTTGGCGCTGACCCAGTCGCGCGGGGTGGTCGCAACTCCGCCCTCCACGGGGGTGTCGGGGCCGGTGTTGCGGCCCCCGCGGAACAGCAACGGCTCCCAGGCGTAGGCGGGCCGGACGCCTTTCTTGAAGACGTGGAACGGCTTGACCCAGGCCCCGATGCGCACGTCGTCGGGGCACAGCGGCAGCAGGTGCCGCAGGCTGGGTGTGGAGCAGCTGAGGGCCCACCCGTCGGGGTAGTCGCCGACGAGCTGGTCGATGAGGGCCTGGTGCCGGTCGATGCTGTCCCAGTCGGCGGCGGCAGGGTGCAGGTGGCCGTAGAACTTCGCGCCCTTGCCGAGGTAGGGCGGGTCGGCGTAGGCGAACCTCACGGCGAACCCTCCTCCTCCAAAGCGCTCTTGACCGGCGCTGCCGGGTCGGGCCCGGGGTCGGGGGCGGCGGCTGTCTCTCGGAGGGCGCGGCGCAGGTCGGCAACCTCAACGGCCGAGGCCCACGGGCTGGCTGAGGCTTTCGCCATCAGCGCCTCGATGCGGGCCCGTAGCCCGTTGTCCCGCGCGGCTTGGTGGGCGCGCACCGCGTCGGCGGCCTTGCGGGCGACGATCAGCGCAGGCGAGTGAACGTGGGGCCGCAGCACCCGGGCCAGCTCGTCGCGGTCGGTCACGGCCCCAGCTCCAGCTCGAGGTTGGCGAGCAGGTCCCGCAGGATCTTCTGCCAGCGCAGGGCCTCGTCCCGGCGGCCCTTCTCGTAGCCCTCCTCGAAGGCCACCGGGTCCTCGCTCACGGCCTGCACCTCTCGCACGGTCGCAGGAGGGCCAGGGTGTCGTACTCGTCCTGTGAGCCGGTGCCCCGCCACCACTCCGGCCGGGACGCCAGGCCGCAATCGGTCTCCCGGGTGGTGCCGTCGAACAGGTTGACCGTGGTCAGGTGCCGCACCTTCCCGGAGGGGGTGTAGCGCCAGCCCGCGAGGGCGAGGTCGTCGCCGCCGACCGTCGGGCAGTCCTCGTCCTCGCGGTGCCACCAGGTCAGGCCCTCGTAGGAGCCGGGGTGGCCCGGGCAGCCGATCGCCTTGCCCTCGCCTACGGTGCAGCCCGGGAAGTCGTCCGCCTCGCCGCTCATCGCAGCCACCCCATGTCGTGCCCGCAGGCGCAGGACCAGCGGGTGACCCGCCGGTTGCCCTCGACCTTGTCGCCGGTCTTGACCTTCGGCTGGTGCTTGTGCGGGACCGAAGGTGGCAGTGCCCCGCGGTCAACGCGCGGCTCGAGGACCGGTTCGGGCATGGGCAAGGGCGCTTTGACGGGCGGCGGCAACTCACGCGCGTCACTAGACGCGGCAGCCTTTCTCACCGACCGCGGGCTGAGCGCATCGACCCCGGCCGAGACGATCCGCCCCAGCACGTCGGAGTCCTTCTCGCCCACCTTGCGCAGCCGGCCGATCGTCTCCGGCTGCAGTCGCACGTAGAACGGTTTGCGCCCGGTCGACGGTCTCGGCATAGCGCTGACACTACGACCGCCAGACGTTGACGTCAACGCTACGAGGCGGGTTGTCGTAGACGAAAACCTGCCTAGACGCCGAACGCGCGGAAATGCCCGCGAAAACCGGCCTTCCAGGCCCCGATCCGCGGAAAAACCGGCCACGAGCGCAAGTCCCCGGCGTATTTGAGCGCTCAACCGCCGAACAGTTGGACAACTCCCGAACAACCCGCCGTCAAGGCCCGATCCGCGGCCAGAACCGCCCCCCGAGGCCAGCTACGGCCCAACCTCCCCAGCGCCGTGACCTGCGGTTATGACACAAACCCCAGCCAGGGGTACTTCCCTCCCCTCCCCTGCCCGGGCCGGGCACACCCCGGGTCAGCTCTCGCGCGCACGTCTGCCTGCAATCGTGTGCAGCCCTCGCGTGACCGGGGCGGCTGACTGTCCGGGTTCAGCGTGGCAGGGGGTGGGGGAGGGGGTGCGATGCACCCTCCTCCCCTGCTGTGCTGTGCGTGGTGTGTGGGTTGGTAGGTGCGAGCGTGGTGCGTGCACGTGAGTGGGGATGGTGAAGGGCAACAGCGCGATGAGGAGGAGTGCCTCGCACGGTCAGGTGAGCCAGCTCAAGGTGTGCCGTGGCGAAGGGCAGCGACTGCCGTGCCGTGCCCCGGGATGGGTGAGCTGGGGCCTGGCCGAGGCTGCCGGCCTACGCCGATCGGGTGACCTAGGTCCCGACCCTGAGCGTGTCTGTCAAGGGGGTGTTGTCAAACCCCTTGTGCGGTGTGCTCCCACCGTCTAGTGTTCGGGTTGTCGCCAAACGGGGCGGCAACCAGACACCAGGGATGGCAGTCATGAACACCACCGAAGCCCGCGAGAGCGACAGTCAGCGCGCGGCCATCTGGATCGCCGAGATGGGAACAGCGACGGCACTGCGGGACTGGGCGCACGTCCAGGAGCTTGCACACGCTGTCTCGACCGTTGCTGCGCGACTTGAGATGTCGTCATGACCCGGGCGCAGGTCGCCTACGCGGCCCTCACCTCGCTGGCCGAGCGGGACCTGACCCTCATCACCTGCGCGCGGATCAAGTGCGGGCAGCGGTTCTACTACGTCGCGGCCCGCGGGGTGCGCGCCACCCTCTGTCTCGACTGCGCGGACGAGTTGCTGGGACGGGGGACCCTCTGATGTCGCGCCGCGTGCACCTGTCGATGCGCCGCGACAACCTGGACGCGCTGCCGTTCGCCGACACGGCGGACCAACCTGCGGGCGCGCTGCCCTACGGCGAGCAGGACGAGTACGGCATCAGGCACGGTGCCCCGCTCAGTGCCGACGAGTGCGCCCGGGCTGCGAAGCTCGAGCGTATGGCGGCGGAGATGCGAGCCGACGCGGGCCAGCCCGTCACCGGCTACAACGACGCCGCCTGGCTGCGCATCATCGCCCGCGCGGCGAGCGACCTCGAGGCCCGGGCGCGCAAGATCCGGGTGGCGTCGTGAGCACCGACCGGGACGCGCTCGCCCGGGTGCTGTACGACGCCTACGGTGCCGCCTGGGCGACGGGCCGACTGACGTGGCCCGCCGTCGCCGACACGGTGATCGCCGCGGGCTGGAACAGGCACGACGCCCCGCTCGGTGCCGAGCGGGGATGCACAGAGTCGGGATGCGCACGTGTCCTAGCGCTCTGCGACGAAGCCGAAGCCGAAGGAAGCCTGCTCAACCCCCGATGGGTCCGCGCCGCCCTCGCCGACCAACCAGACGAGGATGGTGCGTCGTGAGCGCCCGGGAGCTGCTGCTCGAGGAGTACCGGGTGGAGCGCCAGCGCGGGGAGCTGGTCCGGGACCTGGCCACCATGGGCTACCCCACCGAACGCGCCATGCAGAAGGCCGAGGGATCAGCCCAGCCCGTCACGCTGAAGGACTGGATGCGCCAGACGCAGCAGCCGGCCCAACCCGACGACCTCGAGCGCGCCCGGGTGACCGCGATGCTGTGGGGCCAGGCGCAGGACGTGCACGAGGCCATGGCCCAGGCCCAGCGCGACTACCAGAGCGCCACCCTCGCGAGGGACGAGACGTTCACCCAGCTGGTGGAGTCCGGGGAGACGTTCCAGGCGGTGGCCACGATGATGCGGGTCACCCGGCAGGCCGTGCACGCCTCGGTCAAACGCCACCGGGAGCGGTGTGCGGCCTAGACTTTCCAGCCCGGTGTGCGCTCACAGATCGGCACCGGGCACTCCGCAAGATCACCACTAGTCAGGGATGGCACCAGATGATGAGCAAGCCCGAGTACGACGCGCTGCGACTGCTGTTCGTGCACAGCCCCCGGGAGGTCCGCAAGGTCAACGGCGCGGGGTCCGTAGCGGCCACCGAAAGCCTGCTGGAGCGCGGCCTGATCGCCCGGGACCCGGAGTGGACCGGGTGCTTCGTCCTCACCGACGAAGGCGACAAGCTCGCCCGCCGGGTCTTCTACTACGACGAGGGCTAGGGATGGACACCATGACCGACCGCGACGAGCTGGCCCTGATCATCCACGACGCTCTGACGCACGGCCCTTCCGGCGAGGGCACGCTGTCGCAGCAGGCCGCCGACGCGGTGCTCGCCCACCAAGCCGGGCGGGCACCAGCAGACGGGCGGGAGGCAGCGCGGCAGGAGACGCTGCGCGAGATAGCCGCCGAGTGCACGCCCGGGGATGAGATGCACGAGACGCAGGGCTACGTCGTGGTGCAGATGCCGAGCGCGACCTGGGAGGCCCTGCGCGCAGCGCTTCCGTCCGAGCGCTCTTGATCTAGGACCAACCTGCATCAGGCACGGTGCCCCGCTGAGTCCAGCGGTGTGCAACATTCAGAGAACATCCAGGGAGGGGAAGCGACCATGAACTACTACGGCACCCTGCACGACGACAGTCCCGACGTCCCGGCGTTGCTGGCCCGGATGCCCGATCCCGACATGCGGGTGCTGCTCGGGTGGCTCGTCGCCCGCGTCGACCACCTCGAGGAGCGGCTGCAGGGCACGCTCGAGGTCAACGAATTGTGGGACGGCTCTTGAGGCACACAGGGTGGACCAACCTACAGGCGCGGCGGTAGGTTGTTGATCTGCGAGAAGGGCGTTCGGTGCCCCGCTGACTCCGGTCGGCGGGGCACTTTCGCGTTTAGCCATGATCACCAGTGGGAGCGTGATCCGGCCTAAGTAGCCCGGACGAGGGGGGTTCTCCCGTCCTGGGGCCCCTGTGGCGCGTCTAGCGGCCACTGTGACGCTGGCCGACCCCCTAGGCGGCGCGGCGGCGGTTCGCGGCCTTCCGGTGCCGCTGGTACGCGCGCTCCAGCCGGCCGGTCGCCGGGTCCCGCTCGCCACGCGCCCACGCGGTGTGGCCGGCCCGCAGCTCGGCCGGCAGGTACACCGGCAGCCGGGGGGCCGGGATCTTCACCGGATGGCCGTTCACCCACCAGAAGCCCCCGGCGATGCCCTCGAACACCTTCTCGGACCTCGCCCAGGCCGCGCACGAGCCGCGGACCGGGCACGCCTCGCACAGCTGCACCGCCTGCCTCGCCACCCGGGGGTCGTCGGTGCCCATCCGCGGGTCCCCGACGCAGGCGGCCCGGGTGCGCCACTCGTCAAGGGCGCTTTGACGGGTCACGGCCGCACCGGGACGCCTTCGCACAGGCACGACGGCATCACGCACCGGCCCCGCCGCAGCAGGTGCGCGATCAGGTGATGCGAGCAGTTGCCGCACCGTCGCGGGTCCAGCGCGGGCAGGTCGGTGCGCTCCCGGCCCATCACGGCGCGTCCAGGGCGGCCAGCCCCGCCTCGGTCGGCCAGTACCGGCGGGCCACGTCGCGCGGCCGGTCCCGCCGGTGGTCCGCCTGGTGCTGGGCCCGGTAGTGCTCGCCGTAGGTGACGCCCGGGGTCCGGCCGGGCGCGGCCGGCTGCGGGGTGCCCTCGAGCGGGCAGCCGGGCAGCAGGCAGGTCCAGGTGCCGGTGGTCACCGTCGCGTCGTGGCTCATCGCGGTCACCACGCCTTCCCGGTCTTGCCCTGGGACTGCAGCCGGCGGTGCATGTCCCACCGGTCGTGGGACTCCCGGACGGCCGCGGCAGCTTCCGGCTTGCACCGCTCGCACGGGGTGACCCGCCCGTCGCCGTCGACGTAGACGAACCCGCGGTCGCACCGCGCGTGGTCGCACGGGCAGTTCGGGCGGCGGCAGTGGTTGTCGTTGGGCCCGGTGGTCGCCACGTCCCCAGCCGCCCTTGAGCGGATCTCCGCGCGGATGTCGGCGGGGGCGATGTACCGGGCGGACCGGCGGACCAGGGCCACGATCGCCGCGCGGGCGTCCGTCGGGTCCAGGTCGGTCATGGCGTCCCGCCACATCTGCGGCATGCCCTCGACGATCTCCATGCCGGGGCAGCCGGCCCGGGCGGCCTCGAGCAGGTCGATCGCGTCGTCGAGATTCACTGGCCCCTCGCCTCCCGCAGCACCCGGTCCCCGGCCTGTTTGCGGGCCGACCCGTTCAGCACCGGCTGGCCCTCGATCTCCACGCGCAGCGTCTCCACGGTCAGCGAGCGGCCCTCCTTTGCGAGCCGGCGCAGCGCGGCGGTGATCTCCTCGTCGCACTTGCCGGCCCGGACCGCCTGGGTCACCACGCCCAGCACCGCCGGGAACCGGGACATCGGGACCAGATCGGTGTAGACCGCCGCAAGTCGCTGCCGGTGCTGGCCCTCGGTCTCTCCGTCACCAGCGGTTTTCGCGCCTTCCACTTCCACTTCCACTTCCACTTCCACTTCCGGCGCGCGCGCGCCCGCCCGCGCGAGGGTGAGCCCTCCATTCGGGCTCACTGAGCCCTCACTGAGCCCTCCGTGAGTGGTCCGTGGACACTCAGGCAGAGTTGACGGGGTGGGCCGGTTCACCCGCTGGTGGGCGGCGAACCCGGGGACGTGCAGGTAGTGCCGGCCGTCGTGCTCGTACCGGCAGACCGCGCCGATCGCCTCCAGCTGCGCCAGGTGGTCCCCCAGGTGCGCGACCGTGGTGAAGTCGTCCAGCGGGTACAGCGCGGCCTTCAGCAGCCGCCGGTCCGCCCGGCCCCGGCCCAGGTCGTCCACGTAGGTCCACAGGCCGGCGAACGTCCAGCGCACCGCCGGGGGCACCGTGGACAGGGTCTCGGAGGCGAACGCGTCCGGCTTGATGCTGCGGATGCGGGCCATCACCGCGCGCCGGGAAACCGTTGCGGCGCGGAGGTTTCGGTAGTATTCATGACAGGCGTCCCGTCCGGGTCGATCGGATGGGTGCTCTGGCAGGGCCCGCGAAGACAGCCGTCTGAGCGGGCCCTTGTCCGTCACGTCACGAGGTCCGGATGGCGCAAGCTCAGCACTCAGGAGCCCTCACCGTACTCCGTTCACCTAGACGTTGGACAGGGGCTCCGGGCGGACCTGCTCCAGGCGATAATCGGGGGTCAGAAAGACCGCTCCGAGGGCGAAGTGCTGTACCGGTACATCGGCCGGGTCGGCGTATCGGGACACGATCCAGCCGCCCGGCTCCCCCACGTCGTGCCGCCGGGAGTGGACCAGCGCGTGGCACAGCCCGCAGAGCAGCACGAGCAGCACCGCGTCGTCCAGGCGCTTTGTCCCGCCGCTGCCCTTCAGAACCCGATGGTGGACGTGGGGGTCGTAGCCCGGGTCGCGTCCGCAGCGGGCACAAACGCGGTCCCGCTCGAGCACCTGCCGGCGAACGTCCGGGGGGATCACGTCCGGCACCAGGCGATGGACCGCCGCCCCGCCGCCGTCAACACCCGCTCACCCGAGTCCCGGACAGCGCCCTCGGTGACCAGCTCGTGACGGCGGGACCGGATGCCCGAGTCGGAGCAGGGCCAGCGCGCGCGATATGCCTTAATGATCTCCTCATCGGCCATCGCCCCGAACGTCTCCAATAGCGCCAGGATGCGGACCTGCGTCTGGGAGCGGTCCCCGATGGACTCGGCCGCCTCGTGGGAGGTCTCCGGGTCGGTCGCCCGCGCGAGGTAGACGACGGGCCGGCGGGGGATCGGCGGGACCTCAAAGAGCGGGGGCTGGTCGAGGCTCACGGCAGGCTCCTCGCGGCGGCGGTGCGACGGTTCTCGATCAGCGGACGCAAGGCCCGCACGATGCGGCGCTCGTACTCCTCGTCGATGGGCGTGTCGTAGCCGTCGGCCAGCTCCAGGACGCCGCTGCCGTTGTCGAGGCCAATCCGGTCGGCCGCTTTGGCGTCGTCGGGTTGCAGGGCGACGATCGCCAGGACGGCGGCAACCTGCTCGTCCGGGGACGCGAACCCATAGCGGTCCCGCAGCGGCACCCCGGCCACCGCGGTCAACTCCCGGGCCAGCGCGATCCGGTGGTGCTGCTCCAGGTCGCTCATGGCATGACCACGATCACCCGGGCCGGCCAGAACTCGTCCACCAACCGGTCGTAGATCGGGGTCGGGTCGGACGGTGCGGCCCGGCGCTCGCCGAAGGCCGGGACGACCTCCATGTTCAGCAGCACCAGCGCCAGCTTGATGTTCTGGATCAGGTCGTGCTCGTGCATCGTCCCTCCTAGAACTTGTCGGTGAGGCCGCGCTCCGGCACCAAAGACGCCAGCGCACCCGACCGGCCGGGCTGACGTCTCGCCACCCGCGCCCCGGCCCACAGGGCCCGCCGGGCGGTGCCCATGGCATCGAGTACGAGGGAAGCCGCGTGTGTCTTCGCGGCCTCGGCTTCCTTGAACATCCTCAGCGCCTCGACGTAGCCGATGGCGACCTCGGGCTCCAAGGTGACCGCCACGTCCTCTATGCCGGGGGACAGCTGCCGGATGGCCTCATAGGTATGTTTCGAGTCATCGATGTCCGGCGGTTCGTCGTCTTGCAGGGAGGCTAGGAACTCGGCCGCCGAGTCGGCGAGCATTTCCTGCATCGCCGGGTTGGCGTGCACCACGTAGCGGCGGTAGTCGGTGCCCGCGACCAGCGCCGACACGTACCAGGTGTCCAACCCAAAGACCGCCAGCGCCCACTGAACCTGACAAAAATATGCGGGCGGGATCTCGTCGGTGCCCGGGGTGCCGAACCCGTCACCGAAGCGATCACATTTCGCCTCGAAACCTGCGACGAGCACACCGTCGGCGTCGAAGCAGAGGGCATCGGGTGACGCGACCATGAAGTCCCGGTCGATGTGCTGGTAGACCGCGCCGGGCTCGTAGGTCACCTTGAACTCGGGGTGCTCCCGGGCGAAGAACTGGACGATCACCGGCTCGATCAGGGTCCCCCAGCTCATCTCCGGTCGCTCCGGTTGGTGGTCGATGCGGCCCCGGCGTTCCATCCACAGCGAGAACGCGGACGCCCACGGCGACACACCGACGATGGCCGCGATATCCGATCCGCCGACGCGGTTCTCCCTCGCCGTATGCCACTCCGCGGAGCCGGCCGTCCACCTTCCCAGGTAGCGCGCGGGCCCGGGAGACACGTCGGTCGTCGTCATACCAGCACCTTCTTTCGGTCTGCGCGTGGCACCCAGCGCGCACGGCGGCAGGTGTTGCACCAGCGCCAGCCAGTCACCGGATGCCGGTATGTGTTCGCCTCGTCGTAGAGATGGCCGTGGACGCAGTGCGTTTTCTCGGCCCCGGAATTCGTGCCGTGGCGGATCTTGTCCTGCATGTTTTCCGTGTGCGTGCCGTAGGCCAGGTTGCTCAGGCTGTTGTTGCGGGGGTTCCCGTCGAGGTGCCGTGTCTCCATGCCTTCCGGTCGTGGGCCGACGAAAGCCAGCAGCACGAGGTGATGCGCCTTGCGACGGACGTTGACCCCGTTCAGGCAGAGCGAGAACGAGTCATAGAGGTAGTTGTTGAGCTGTGGGGCGAGGATGCGCGGAACCGAGTTGCCCCGCCACGGATACCAGGACCGGACCCGACCCCGGTCGCTGACGTCGTACATGCCGTCGTACCCGGGCACCGGCAGCCACCGCTCGGGGGTCATGACTCGGGGTCCAGGGCGAGGATGGTCGGGCAGGGCCAGGCGGCGTCGCACTCGACGCAGTGCGGCTCCCCCTCGGCCCGGTGCAGCGCGGCGGCGGCGGCCAGCTGCGACTCCAGGGCGATCGCCAGATCCCGGGCGAGGTCCCGCTGCGCGGTCAGCTCCTCGATCAGCCGGCCGTTGGGCTCCGGCAGCCAGCCCTTGATCACGCCCCACTCGGCGGCGCTCACGCCGGCACCTTCTTCGACTCCGCCGCGATGAACTGTTCGAGGGTTAGGCCATCGCGGGTGACGACGACGCCCGCGACGTGCTCCCGGTGCGCCCGAAGTAACGCCTTGGTGAGGGCGGGTTTCTCGCCGTGCGCCTCCCGGGCGGTGTTGGCGATCTCCCGCGCCAGGTCGTCGGCCCCCGCCCCCGGGTCCTGGCCGCGCACGTCCGGGGGCGGGGTGTCGGTGAGGCCCCCGGCGCGCAGCACGAGCACACCGTGGAACGCCTCCAGGTCGTCAACGGTGGCGGTGGAGATGTCCCCGCCCATCGCCGCCGTGTACTCCCCCGGCAACGTCTCCTTGGTCAGACCGGCAGCGAGGGCAGCGACCCAAACTTTGCGCTTCAGGGCGTCCTTCGCGGTGGCCTCGTCGGTGGGCCCGCCCACCGCCTGCGCCTGCCGCGGCGCGTCGTGGCCCGCGAGCCCGAAGGTTCTATCCCCCTTGGCCCACAAGTCGAGGGCGACCCCGGCGCGCATCGCCCCGTTGCGGATGAGGTCGGAGATGCACTCCTTCATCGAGTTGCCGTCCCCGACCGCAGGCCTGGTGACCCCGCAGATGGTGATGTAGCCCCAGAGGTTGCCGAACCTGTCGAGGGCGGGCAGTTGCTCCGGGGTCAGCCCCATCGGCACCCAGGTCCACTCGGGGTCCACCTCGAGCAGCCGGTCGGTGACGTCGGCATGTCCAACGAAGTCGAGCTGTATCCCGCCCTTGGGCAGCTTGCCGATCTGCTCGGGCGGGAACGGCTTGCGCAGCGCGGCGTTCTGGTCGGCGTCCATCAGGAGCCCTTCCCATCATCAGCGTTCGTGGTTTGTGCCAGCGGCTCGGCGCGCTCGGCCAGCTCCCGCTCGATCTCGCACGCGGGGCAGGCTGGCCCGCCGCACTCGTAGTGGGCGACCGGTCCGACCTTCGGCCAGTAGCCGGGCACGTGCCGGTAGTAGGTGGTCACGACGACGCCTCCGGGTAGCACTCGTAGTCGGCGTCCATGCCGTCCCAGGAGTGGTCGACCGGGCCGTCGTAGTTGTCGTCGGCCTCGGGCGGTTCGAGCACACCGGTGCCGGAGCATGTCTCGCAGGGCGTCTGGTGGGCCTCGAGGCTGCCCTGGATGTACCGGTCGAACACGACCCCGCGTCCGCCGCAGTCCGGGCAGTCGACCTCGGTCCAACTCGCGCGCTTCACGGGAGGTAACACCCCGCGGTGAGGCCGGGCGTGCAGATCGACGCGCGACACTCGTCGTGCAGCCAGTTGTGATGCGGGCAGTGGGTGATCTCGGCGGTGCTCTCGGTGAACAACCGACGTTCGCAGCTAGCGCACTCGACCGCGTCCGGGCGGCCCTCCGTCGCCAGCTTGAACCCGGCCAAGACGCCGGAGTGCCGCAGCATGTCGGCCCGCGGCCTGCCGGAGGTGGACCGGGTCGGCAGCATCGCCGCCCGGGCCTTGGCCTGCGCCAGGGTGTAGGGGGCGGCACTCCAACTCGCTTCGGCGTCGCGGAGGGCGTCGAGGTGCAGGCCGTCCGCGGCCAGCATCCCCAGGGCCCGGCCGGTCGCGTAGTTCTGCGCGTCGATGTCCGTGTCGGTGACGGTCACGACGACACCTGGACGACGTTGGCGACGGCGACGGCTTCCCAGGTGATCCCGTCCACGGTCCCGGTCCGGGAGTACTGCCGGGAGGTGCCGTTGTGGACGATGTCCCGGACCGGCCAGCCCCCGCCCAGGTGGGCGGCGAGGATGTCCACGGCGGAGGTCAGGTTCTCCCACTCGTCCTGGCCGAACTGGACGGTGACCTCGGGGCCGTAGTGGACGCGGAGCGTGACGCTGGCGGGCGGCAGGCCCTCCAAGACGAGCAGCCTCGATGCCGCGTGGGTCAGCAGCTCGGTAGCGGTCGGGCGGGTCGGTGCGGTGGTCATGTCAGCCATCCCTGGTGTTGTGAAGCGTTGATCGTGCGGTTGGACACTAAGCAGATCGTGGGACAGAACCCCGGATGGTGATGGCGAACAGGGAGCCCGGTGCCGCCCCCAAAGCGTCCTCGACGGCGGCGGCCAGCGCCGGCTTGCAGCGGGGCATGGTGCCCGACACGAGGTGCCCGATGGCGGCCTTCGAGTAGGGCTTTCCGGTGGCCGGGTTGCGGGTTTTCGCTGCCACGTCGGCCAAGGACATGCCCGTGTACGCGAGGTAGCGGGGCAGGATGTCCGGGGAGATCGGGGCCAGCCGGGCCTGCCTCGGGCGTGGTCTGCGGGTTGCCGTGGCGCTCATGATGTCCCCCTGCCGCTCACCCGTCCGGGTGTTTCGCGTACAGGGGAAACCTACCAGCCGTTAGACGGTCGGGGAAGGGGCGGCTAGCGATTCACCCGTTCGGACGCCGGGAAACGCCGTCGACGGCTAGTGATCGGCGGGGGGCTGGGGATTTCGTCTAGGGTTTGGCTGCGTATCCTCCAGTGGACGGGATACCCCCACTAGACGGATGATCGGCAGCCACGGGACAACGCGAGGGGTCGAGCGAGTGGACGCGCTGCAGCAGCTGGTGCTGGACCGGATGGCCGAGCTGGACCTGTCCTTCCGGGTCGCGGCGGAGCGCTCCCGGATCGGGCACGGCAAGAACTCCCGGCTGCTGGTGTCCCCGGCCACCCTGAACAACATCGCCCTGGGCAAGCGAACGTTCCGGGCGAAGGACGAGACGCTGGACGGCATCGCGATGGCCCTGGACGTCGCGCCGTCGGTGGTCCGGGAGGCGGCGGACCGGCCGGTGGACAAGCCGGTCAAGTTCGACCTGGGCCCGAAGGGGGACCGGCTCAACGCCCGGCAAAGACGCGCGGTGATCGCCATGGTCAACGCGATGCTGGGTGACGACGACTGATCCTGAGAGGTTGCCCAGGGCCACCGTCGGTGACCGACACGCCGCGCCTCGACCGGCCGTTGACGCAGCGTGATCACGCTCGGTCAATGGCCATTTCGGGGGGGTTGTAACGATCAGCGGACCGGACAAGTATTAGACGCGGGTCCCGACCGCGCGCCCCCAGACCCCGGACGCGACGACACACTGCCGGTACGGCCGACGGGCCCCGAGGCTCGGGGGTTCCACATGCCGGTCGACGTCCAGTTCAGCACCGATGAGGAGACGGCCCTCGCGCACGGCATCGTCGCGCGCACGCCGGACAAGGTGCTGGTGGTGCTGCCGGCCGGGGCCGATCGCGAGCAGGTCGACGCCATGCTCGGCTTCCTGCTCACCGACGACGAGCTGGCCGAGCTACGCGAGACGGTGTAAGGGTTTCTAGCCCTTCCGGGTCCGCGACCTCGAGGACTTGAGCGCCAGCGCTCGCATGTAGGCGGTGACCGCCAGCTGCGCCCGGCGTTCCCGCTCGGCCGGCTCCAGGGTCTTGTCCGGGTCGACCTGGTCCTCGAACTTGGCGAACCAGGCTTCGCGGGCCGGTCGGGTGTTGGTCTTGCCCTGGGCGTGCATGGAGGTGGCCGCGACCCGGGCCCGCTGGGACCGTTGGCTGGCGGTGAGGACCATGGTGTCTCCTGTCCGGTTGAACGCTGGCCGAACATAGCACACCGCTGCTACGTTGGACGGCATGAACCTGCCCGAGATCCCCGCCCAGGCCCTCGAGATGGGTGCGCTGCCGATCGGCCTGGACAACTGGCCGCGCAGCGACGGGTGCCCGTTCTGCACACGCAACGTCGCCTCGCTGCCCTGCCCGGACCACCTCGCCAAGGCGGTGATCGACGCCGCCTGGCCGCTGCTGTACGCCGCCGCGCTGCGGCACCTCGCGGACACTGTCGAGTCGGACGACGACAACTACTACGACAGCATGGCGGGGTTCAACTCCATCACCCCCTACGGGCTCCGCGAGCTAGCCGACGAGGCGCTAAAGCCGGTCACCTAGACGCATCCGGCGGAACGCGGCAGCCGCCCGCTCGTCCGCCGCCGACGCCCCGTACCTCGAGAGCATGGACTCCGAGGACCAGCCGGCGAGGCGCATCAGGTCCCGCTCCTGCCCGCCGTCGGCCAGCCAGCGGTGCGCGAAGGTGTGCCGCAGCTGGTGGGCGTGCAGGCCGTCCAGCCCGGCCTTGACGGCCCGGCGGCGGATCATCGCGGAGACCCCGACCACCTTCAGCGGGCCCTTCCCGCCCAGCCACAGCGCCGGGGAGTCGACGAGCCGGTGCTTGGCCCGCATCCGCTTGTAGCGGTCCAGCGCCAGCCCGGTGTTGGACCCGAACGGCACCACCCGGGGCTTGCGACCCTTGCCCAGGACTTCCATCTCGTCGTGTTTGAGGTCCACGTCGGTCACCTGAAGGTTGGTCAGCTCGGCGATCCGCAAGCCGCAGTCGAACAGCACCCGGAGCATCGCCAGGTCCCGGCGCTCCCGGAACGTGGGCCCCGCGCAGGTGGCGAACAGGGCGGCTAGGTCGTCGTCGGGCAGCACCGGGACCCGGGTGGGTCTCACCACGGGCTGCTTCATCCCGGCCATCGGGTCGGCGCTGATGATCCGCTCCCCTTCCAGCCAGCGGCAGAACAGGTGCAGGCCGGCGTGCCGGATCAGGTGGGTGGCCGGGGCCCGGGTGGCGGCGAGTCCAGCAAGCCAGTCCTGGATCAGCGGGCGGGTCAGGTTCTCGACGTCGTCGCCGTGCTCGCGGGCCTCGAGCCAGGCGACGTACTGGGCGACCGCCCGCCGGTAGATCACGACGGTGCCGGGGGCCTTGTCGGCGGCGCGCAGCGACCGCTCCCACGAATACGCGAGGTCGCTCAGTGACTCCATGACGCCACCGACCCGTCCGACCGCGACGCCGGTCCGCCCTCGCGGAACAGCCACTCGTGGAACGGCTGACGTCGGGCCCCCATGTCGATGGCCCGCTGGTGCTCCTGTGCCTCGGTGAGGAAGAACGGGTCGGGCAGCGGGACCCACTGGTGCCGCGGCCAGGAGTAGGTGACGTTGTAGAGCGGGGTCAGGTCACGGATCAGCCGCTCCTCGACCGCGGCGGCTGTCGCCCGGTCCTTGTAGGCGTCCCACTCGACCCGCCCCCAGCGGTGCAGCGTCCACGAGGACCGGCCGCGGGTGTGCCCCGCAAGCCGGGAGATCGGGTCGCTGGTGAGCCCGACGTACAGCACCTCATCGCAGCGGCAGTAAACACGGTAGACGAACTGCCGGTTGAGCTGCTGGTCGGGGTTCTCGATGACCCCGGAGGCGATCGGTTTGGGCAGCGCACGGCGAGCCAAGTTATCCACATCCCTGGACGATCTTGGAAATGTTTCCGTCACAACGAGCAGTGTGCCGGGCCACTGTCTAGCGGCGTAGTGGATACTTGCAGGTCACAGCCGTACAGGCAACCGCCGAACGGTGGACAATGTAACGGAGAAGTAGGGGTTCTCGCTGCGTCTACTGTGTGCTAAGACGCTAGACCAGCGTGACGGTAGACGTGCAGCCCGAGCAGTTCTTCGTGCGTTTCTGTCCACAAGTGGATCACCGGCCGTGCTCCCGGGGCTCCGCCAGGCGGGGTGGCGAATAGACTGTCTACCCCCACCTACTATAACGTTCAGCGCGTGTCTAACGACGGGGCGGACCGGGACCGGCTGTACGCCGCGGCGGAGGCCGCGCACGTCGCGCTCGGGGAGGCCCAGCAGGCCTACCACGAGCGGGCCGCGGCCCGGGACGGGGCGTTCCACCGGCTGTGGACCGACGGCGGGGTCACCCAGCAGGAGATCGCCGACCACTTCGGCATCAGCAAGGGCCGGGTCGGTCAGATGATCGCCCGGCACAAGGCCACCCTCTAGGTGTTGATGTGCGGCACGATCCAGATCAGCAGGGCGATGATCGCCAGGATGCCGACGATGAGCCAGATGATGTTGCCCTGCGGCATGGCCTACTCCTCTGCTTGTCGATTGGGCGGGGTGTTGGCGGGTGAGCGCCAGACGAGCAGGACGGCGGCCAGGGCCCCGAGCAGTCCGAACCATTCGACCCCGCTGATGTGGCCGTCGGCGGCGGCGGTGATCCCCCACACCGAGACCGCGCCGAGAGCGGCAGCTATCGCCTTTGAGTAGGCCGCCATCAGTCGGTGCCGTCCAGGTCGCCGACCAACAGCCGGATCAGCGCGTTGAGCTGCGCCTTGTTGGCCTGGTCGTGCTGGGCCATCACCTTGATGCCGGTGGCCAGGTCCTTCAGGGTGCTGATCAGCGCTGGCTGCGGGATGGTGGTGCCGCCGAACCCGAGCATGGTGTTGGCGGCGGCGATGATCGCGTCGTTCTGCGCGGACTGCTGCCGGTTGGACGCCAGCGCGGCCTCGGCCTGGTCGAGCACGGCGTTGAGGTTCGCCGCCTCGGTCTCGGTCCAGGGGTCTTCCGGGTCGCGACCTCGCGTCACTGTGGCTCCCCTGTCATGTCTTGACGATGTAGTTGACGGTCAGGGTGGGCTGCATGTTGTTGTGCGCCGAGCCGCCGCCCTGGCTGGCGACGACGATGCCGTTGTTGAAGGTGCTGCCCCCGGTCGACGTCCCGGCCACCCCACCCACCCCCGCGGAGGTGAACTGGTTGGCTCCCACGGTCGACCCGGGGTGGGCGTGGGCGGGTGTCTCCGCGACGGTCAGCGTGTGCGACTCCTCGCCCACAGCGGTGCCGAGGGTGTTGGCGGAGGTGAGCCGGCCGGCGTCCGAGCCGCCCATGTTGTCGGCTCCGGCGGCCACCCGGCCGCGCAGGTCGGGCAGCACGAAGTGGGTGGCGTCCCCGGCCCCGTAGGTGGTGCCCAGGACGGTGGACAGGGCCGGGTAGGTGGCCTTGAGTTGGGTGGAGCCGTCGCACAGCAGCCAGCCGGTCGGGGCGGCAGCCCCGGTATAGGGGGCGAGCAGCCCGGCGGGAAGGACCAGCGGAACGGGCAGGGCGGCGACGGCCGCGGCGATGGCGGCGTTGCGGGCGGCCACCTCCCCGGATGCGGTCAGCGCGGCCACGTTCGCCTCGTCGGCCTCCGTCGCGGAGAACGTGTGGGTGACCCGGGCCCCGGCCCCGTGGATGGACGCGGTCGTGCCGTCCCAGCCCCGGCCGATGGAGGGCACGACGGTGACGGTGTTCCCGGTGCGGGCGCTGCACAGGATGCGCTCCTCCGCGGAGGTGGCCTCGTCCACGGTCAGCACGAACGGCCCCACCACCCCGGTGGGGTAACCGGTGCCGGCGGTCAGCGGCAGGGACAGCACGGAGGCGTCCACCCCGCCGGACAGGGTGGTCGGCGCGGCCCCCCCGACATGCTCGATGCGGAACGGCACGGTCGCCTCCTCAGACGCTCTTGGATCGGACGGTGAACGTGCCCTGGAACCAGCGGCCCTCCGCGGTGCGCTCCCGCGGGGCCCAGGTGAAGTCCTCCACGACCACGTTGGTGGACAGGTCGCGTTCCTGCTGGGTGACCACGCCCCGGCGGTGGCACAGCGAGCGCAGGAACGTCCACTCGGCCGCCACGTCCACCGGGTAGGACACCCCGTCCAGGATCACGGTGTCCTCCAGCAGCAGCGGGATCACCGACAGCTCAGTCCTGTCCGAGGACGGGTCGACCCGCAGCACGATCCGCCGCACGCACACGGTGCCGAACAGGGTGGCGGTCCACTCGAAGAAGTCCCCCACCTTCTGGTGCAGCTCGAACGCGTCGAACGATGGACTGGTGGTGCCGTCCACCTCCGACCGTCCCGCGAACACCGGGGTCTCCCCGTTGGTGGACAGCGACAGCTGGACTTCAGCCCCCGAGGGCAGGGCGTCATGCCGCAGGCCCATCGTCAAAGCGCGTTTGGTGTCCGGGATGCCGTAGGCCACCCGGCCGGACGTCAAGGTCCCACTGACAACCCGGGACGAGGACTCCTGGATGAGCCCGTAGCCGGCCACGCAGTACCAGGTCAGCCCGGCGTAGGTGGCGACAGCGGTGACGGTGCCCTGGGTGGTGGACATCAGGTCCGACGCCCAGGCCGGGGTCAGCGGGCCGGTGAACGTGGACAGGTCGAGTCTGCCGAGCCCGGTCGAGACGGCGTCGTAGTTGGTGAGGCCGTACCAGACGAACCGGTCCTGCCCCTCACCACAGAGAACGGGGCTCGAGGTGGGTATGACGGAGCCCAACGTGAGGTTGCCGGCGTCGTCCGCCGCCGCGAACCGCACCCCGTGGTCGGTGCCGATCACCAGGAACCCCAGATACCCGGTGATGCTTCGCGCGGTCTCCCCATCCGGCAGCTCCCCGGCGACCACCGGCACGTCGAGGTCGGTGCCGTCGGCCTTCACCGCCGTGCGGTAGATCATCGACTTGTCCCCGGCGTACCCGCTCGCGTAGATGAACCCCTGTCCGGAGGTGGCGTCGGTCCACACCCAGGCCGGGTTGGGGTGGTCCAGCAGCAGCTTCGCCGCGCCGATCGCCGCACCGGAAGCGATCACGTTGTACAGCTTCTTGCCGGACGCCGCTATCAGGCGGCCCTTCTCGTACCGGACCAGGTCCACCTGACCTGTCGTGTGACTCGTGAAGGCGTTGTAGGTCACCGGGTTCGTGAAGATCCCGGACGCCCCGTGCGCGGCGTAGGTCGTAGACCCGTCGGAGCACACCGACGTCACGGCGACCGCCGGGGTGCCGGTGCACAGCCCCATGACCGTCCCGCCCACTGCTGTGGTGGCCCGGATGTTGTTGCCCTCACTCACGTACAGCCGCCCCTGCGCCACGGCCAGGAACAGGTTGGAGCCGGCGAACGTGGAGTTGCGGGTGGTGTCGGACAGCAGGGACAGGGCGTACTTGGTCCACGGGTTCACCCCCTTGGACTGATGGAACCGGAACGGGGAGCTGTCGGGCT